CCATTCGTTTTGATTATTACTCATTGTTTCAAAATATTTTCAGCAACATATGTTCCTTGAGCACCACTCACCGTAATACCTCGTGCACTTAAGGCATCCCCAACAAAATGAACATTAGGATATGTAGTAAGTGATAAATCCTCATAATTTACAAGAGGTTCGGGAGAAAGATATTTTACTTCTGGGATGTAGATTCCCCAGTCATCTTGTAGGGTAGGGAATATTTTTTTTAGGTCTTCAATAAAATCTTCAATATATTGGAAATAACCCTGGAATGCTTCTTTGATTTTATTATAGTCGTTTTGGGTTGCATAATGTCCTCGTACCCAATCTCCTTCAGAGGTTAAGGATTTATATTTAGAAGGATTAGGAGTATAATAATAACCTGCTTTGTATTTAGCTTGGTACCTACCTTGAGCACGTTGTCCTCCTTTTGCCCCTTCTCCCACTACAATATCAATTTTATTTACTTTAGAAACTAAATTACGAGACCATTCAAATGGGTCGTCAATACCTTGAATTTCCATCAAAATGCCAAAATTAGTCATGTTGTTACGGTAATCTTCACCTTTTTTGGCGTGGCCATTGTAACTATAATCACCATATGTTTCTTCTAGGGCCACATAAGCCGCATTATTGTTAGTACAAAATGAGCGAAGTGATACACCTTTATCTTCAAATTTTCTATATAGTTTAAAATCATATGATATATCAATTAGTTTTTGAAAGTGGTGTTGTGGTGCTTCAAATCTTACTCCAATTTGAACAGATTTTGGTTCATCTGGAAGGTTATATTGGTTGGCTAATTCTTGAGCGAAGTCAATACCTGATTTACCTACAGCAAATATAAGCTCATCGTATTCTATATGGGTATTATGGGTGTAGGCTATATTATTATTAAAGTCAATGTCTTCTATTTTAGTTTCCCATCCAAAAATAACACCCTTAGACACTAAATAGTCATACCAATTTTTGCCAATTTCATGAAGATAATCTGTACCAACATGCCATACAGGAAATAAACGTAGACCAAAATAGGGTTTAATGAAATCTGGTTCTGCTTCAGGATTTGAACATTGTACTTCTTCAGGTTTAGGGTGGAAGCGTTTAAAGTTAGTAATAACTTGATCCATCAATTCCATTGCTTTTTCTTCACCACAATATTTAGAAAGTTGCCCTCCAATAGCGGTATGGTAAGTAAGTTTACCGTCACTCCAACCACCGGCACCTAAAAACCCAGTCATTACCTCTTCTGGTTTGCGGTTGTGTGGGTCTTTACCCATATCAATAATAGTAATTAGATTACCAGGATAACCGTTATCTACTAATTTAGTAGCGGCATTTACACCTGCTACTCCAGCTCCTACAATTACAATTTTTTTATTCATATTTTAATAAAATACTATATTAATTATTCTGTCTAAAAATAATAACTTTTTTTAAAAAGTCCAAATTAAAATAAAAAGTGGCACCTTTTTAGGGGTGCCACAGCTACCATATTTTATCTCTTACGAGCGACCGGCTATGAATCGGCCTGTTTTATTATTTTTTAAAGATATTAATCTTAATCGGGGCTTACCCCATAATCTTCAAGATCTATATATGCAGCATCTAAATAGTTTGTATCTGCGCTCCATTCCCCTGTCATTTCTCCAATCTTACCAGCCAAATTTACTAGTAATTTATAAGCTTCTGTGTTGTCAGAAGCATTTTCTATTTCTGTGGCAAAGTCAGCAAGAAGCATATCGTATTCTTCGCCTTCTCCTTGACCCACATCATCTCTAATAACAGCAGCTAATTTTTGGCCTAATTCTGATCCTTCTGCGAGAAATTGTCTAAATGTGTTTAATTCTTTCATTTTTATTTAGTTTTATCTTCAGTAATAGAAGCTTTACGGTACTCAGTTACTAATTTTTTTAATTCACCTAATGCTTTTCTAGCACGACCATGAGCTGCTTTTGATTTACCTTCATGTTCCATCTTAAATGTTTCATACAAATAATCAATTTGCTCAAAGATTTCTTGTGTATTCATTTTTTTATAATTTTAATTTTTAAAGTTCCATTTCCTTTTATAACTCTGTGTAGATATCCTCTAGGAATTTCAAACCTGTCTCCAGTTATCATTTCAAAAGGAAGATCTTCATCGTATTGAAATCTCCATCCGTTTCCAACTAAAACCTCTATTATTCTGTCTTCTTGATCTTCATGCCATACTAGTGACATGGGGTCAGTATCTGATAAAAATTCTCGTATAACTACATTAGTTTCAATAAGTTGTTCCTGGTAGGGTCTCATTTTAGATTACTTTTGGTTTCTTATTATATGTCTATGAATTTAATCATTACCAATAAGTATTCATTTTTGGGCCTAGACCTAAAGCGGGGGCGTATCTGGGAAGGTTACAGCTCCAATATGAAGCCTTTGTTCTGTCTTTGGCTTGAGCACATCTGTGTCTTTTGGCAAACGCATTTCTAGCTTTAGGGTTTCTAATTTTGGCACTTAAACCACTTGCCCCAAATCGTACTGTTTTAATATTTCCTGTTTTAGGATCTCTAACATAAACTTTAAATTTTTTACCTCCAGAAGATGCTCTCATTGGTTTGCCCACTGGTGGGTCTTTTTTCTGGGTTTTTTTCTTAGCTTCATCAATTTCTTCATCAACCATAGGTAAATCAAGTGGTACTTTTTTACCTTCATAAATCCCAAATTTACCTATGTCTGTTGTTTCAATCAAAAATTGACTATTTTCATCTAAGGTAAGAACCCCCCATTCATTAAGTAAGCGAGCTTCAGCAAAAAGTTGTAAATATTTTTTAGATCCAATTCTAAACACATTTTCTTGTAATGAAATGCCATTTTCGATGTGGTAACGAAGGTCTTCGCTTATAGGCACTTTATTTTCGCGTAGTGCGAGTTTATTTACCGTATCATCACAAGTACCACACCCACAAGAACATGGTTTTTTAGACAATTGGTATCTTTGAATTGCTTCTTGGATAAATTGTTTTAATTTCATATTAATAAATATTATTAAGCCTTAGATACATCAAACCCAATTTTATCACTATCATGGCCCGGGCTATTTTTGGTTCTAAGTTTTACTTTAAAATTTTCTTCATCAATAACTTTAAACTCAGGCTCTAAAGTAGATTTGTTAGGGAAATATTTTATATATACAACATCTACATAATCATTAAAAGCTTTAGTAAACATAGGGCTAAACTGAGAATTTAGTTGTTTTACTATTTCTCTTTCTAATTCTAATCTTTCTACGGTTTCCTCCGAAGTTAATCTTCTTTCGGCGTAATCCGGGTATTTAGTAATAAAATCTTCTAATTTTGATTTAAGATTTGAATCCCCATATGCCCTAATAAGTTCAGTAGTACCTACTTTTAGTGTATTATTATTAATAATATCATTTATTTTTAACAAGTCAGGATCAGGTTTATTTCCTGTATCTTGTATAAGACGGATTAAGTCTGGGAGTTTTACTGTATTGCCTTGTCCTTTAGGGGTTTTAGCACTTACTTGAATTGTGCCACTATCCGTCTTGAGTAGATAATCTATTAAAGGATAATTTCCTTTACCCGGAAAAAATATAGCATTAGCATTTTTAGATAATCCAAATTCAATAGCACCTATTATTTCACCAAAATTTTTAAGAAATTCTCCATAAAATCTATCGTCCTTAAAAATAGTTTGTTTTTCTTCAGGTGAAAGATTATCTTCTTTAGTTACTAAAGCTGTTAAAAATTTCTTTTGAAGATCATCTATACGTTTATTAGCTTGTATTCCCTTTATAAGTTCTTGTTGAATTTGAGAAATAGGAACATACTTATCTAAAGTAATTCCCATATTTTGAGGCTTTAAATTATAATATTCTCCGCTAGTTTTTAAAGGTTTAAATAAAAAAGTTACATTTCCTACTTTAAAATTACCTCTAGCATCCGCCCTATCTCCTCTTCTGCTACCAAACTTTCCAGAATCTTCTACCTTTTGAACTAAAATTTCTCTAGGAATATCTGTGTATATAATAAATTGAGTGCCTGATGTTCCTTTGATTTGGTCCTTGTTAAGTCCTAATAATTGAAGAACATCATCTGCAACTTTTTGGGCTTCAGGTTTTAATTGGTCATAAGATATTTGAGGCGCTTCTTGTAACTCAATTCCCACCTTTTTTAGTATTCCTTCTAACATAAGCATATCCTGTTCATTAGTAATGTCAGGATATCCTTTAGGAAACTTATATGAAATCTGTCTTAAAAACTTTTCTATTATATCCATTATTTACTTTCTTGACGTTTTTGCCAATCATAAGATATACTATCTTTTGTAATTGGGCCCCCTTTAGCCCATATTCTACAGCTTCGTGCAGAATGGCATTTAAAATTGTGCATCCAACAGTACCCTAATCTTCCGCTATCATCAGAAACGGGCCCAGGCATACATTTATCCATTCTAGGAGATATATCAAAAGCTACACAATTTCCACAAACCGAATTTTGGGCTGCTTCTAAGGTTGTATCCCAATAGTTAGCTAATTCTTCCCAGTAATCACCAGGTTCATCTATATTTAAGGGACCATATTTTATATAATCTGCTTTAATAGCAGCATCTCTGTTACGAGTATTTACTTCTAAATCTTGAGTAGCTATAGGACAAGCCATAACTGCCTCATATAACTTTCCTTCTCGTAAATATTTTTTTAAATCAAAGTTATCCATTTTATAATTCTTCTACAGAAGCAGGAACTCCACTTTCTTCTTCAGGAGTAGGAGGGGGTGTTTCTTCTCCTCCTAAATCTGGTTCAATATCTGGGGTTTCTGTTTTGGGTGGGGTTGCATAGTTATATCTTAACAAACGAGCTATTGCTTCAGATGCTTGTTGTTCTTCGGGAAGAGATTCTAAAAAATATTTTTTACCAGCTACTTGAGCTATAAATATTCCTTTACCCTCATCCATGCCTTGATATATAAGATAAAAATCAGCCCCATTTACAAGTTTAACTCGAAATGTAGTAGGACGGGGTGCTACCCATTCCATATCTTCAACAAAGGGTTCATATTGAAAATCAAATAAATCTTCCATTACTCCTTTTAAAGGAGGAAACTTATCAATTACAGGAAATTTACTTTGAGCAATTTCAGGTTGATTAGTCTTGTTAGCATATACCTGTTTTGCTAAAGTTTTGATTTTTGCTATGAATTCTGATTTTTGCATTATTTTTTCACTAATCTTTGGTGTCTACGATCTTTTTTAAATGAAGGATCAGTAGGAGGAAGTGCTGCTAATTTATTTAGTTCTGCGGTAGAAAGAACTTTATGTTCTTCACCACTTTTATCATCCTCTAACATTGAATCAATCTTATCTACTTGTAATTCACTATCAAGATAGTGTTTAGCTTTGACCATTGCTTCTTTTGAAAGAATAATTTTTTCCTGCCACCATTGTGGAAAATCTACTTCCTGGCCCTCAATATCAAATTGGTCTACCATTTTATATAATTCAACAGCATATTTAGCTATTCTATAAAGATCAGCTTTAAGCATTTGGGGTTCGTTGTCTTCGTGGCCTAAATCTAGGTCTTCTTTTACTGATTTTTTTAAATCAATTGCTTTAACCCAACTATCAGGTCTTCCACCATATTTTAAGTTTTTAATATAAATTCTATCATCAATTATACGAGTAATCTCATAATTCTTTCCTTTAAATTCTACTTTATCTCCTACTTTATATTGTGAAAGATCTTCTTTTTGCATGGCTTTTTCAATGGCTCCTCCTCTTTTTTTTTCATATGAAGATAATTCACCATCTTTATTTAAGTCAGCTCTTTTAGGATTTTTTAATTCCTCTTTTATTTGCTCAATTTCTTCTAAGCTAAAAGCTTTTTTAAACTTACCCATATGTTTTTCTCTTTTTTTCATTTCACCCTTAGTTAATTGACGTTCATTTTTAGGTGTTTGGGGTTTACCATACTTAGCTAAATTAGTAGCTAATGCATAAGCTAAAGATGTTTTTTCTTTTTTAGACATCTTTTCTAATTTAGTTTTTTTTCTCTCTTCCATTAGGCTCCTTTTTCTACTCCCTTAAATTGAGTTTTAGCAGCGTATTTAGCAGAGTTAAGAATTTGGTTGGCTAATTCCAATTGACCCATTCCTTTAGCTTGTCTGGCTAAATCAACTAAAGAGTCACTGATACCATCTAATTCGCTGGTTTCGTCTGTTGCGGCTGGTTCAATTGGGGTAGATTCAATGTTGTCAATATTAACATCAACATTATCCTCTTCAGCTTCATTAATTTCGGCTAAAATTTCATTGCGAAGATATTTTTTAAATTCAGATACTTTAATTTTACCTTCTCCTGTAACTTTAATAGTAGCATCAGGAATTTCCTTAGCAATTTCAGCTGCCGTTTTAGTATTATCTGTCTCGATAGTTGCTTCGTTCATTTTACGAATTTCAGTTTTTAAATATTCTTTAAACTCAGATCTTTTCATTTTATTTTGAATTTTATTTTGTTTTACCCCAAGTTTTACCCTTGCCTGGATTATTACATTGGGAAGCAGTTGGGCGACATGAAGGGTATTTAGAGCGTTTTTCGCCTTTTTGTCTCCCACAAGATTTGTATCCAGTTATTTCTCCATCTTTTTTAATAGGTGAATTGCAATCAACCCAACCTCCGGTTTTGCCCGGTGCTCCTTTGCGTTTGAACCAGGTGCGGAGTGTTTCTTTTGCTTTTTCAAGAATTAATTCTTCTTTAACTTTAGTAAATCCTGACCCGTAAGGGGTGGCCTTACCGGGTTGTGGGCTATCTTTCCCCTCTTTGATGCCTTTCCAAATATCACCTTTACGACATCTAACTACAGCACCTGATTTATAGGCTGAAGGTTTATCAAATTTACGGTCTGCTATTCTAAGGCAGCGGTCACGTTTTTTTTGTGCTTCTAAAACATTTTTTATGGCTTCTTTAACAGACGAAGAATCAACTAATGAATTATAATCATCCATAGTTAAAATTTCTTTTTCTTTACTAAGAGAAATAGCATTATCTGCTAAATTATGTAAATCCATATCAGTTTTTGCATCCTCTTTAGCATATTCTAAAAGACGAATAAAAAGAGGAACATCAAAAGTAAGGATATCTATTTTATCGGGTTGAGCCATGTTACTAATAAATATATGACTTTATTTAATCTTTAAATTTTCAAGAAATTCAAGCCCTTTTTGAAGTTCATTTTCAATATAATTTTTATCAAACCCCCCATTCCAATTTTCTTTATCTCCACGTTCAGTAATATATGAATTACTTGATTCTTTTATTTTTTCTTTCATAAAAGCCTCATATTCTTTTTGAACCTTATCTATATGTTGGTTGTGCATATCAGAATAATATTCTTGAGATTGGCCTTCGGCTTGAAGTTTGGCTTCATAATCTACCACACAATCAAAACATTTTTGATAAGCAGGAAATACCTTTTTATCAAGATTTTTTTTCATCAACTTATTACAAGAAGGACAAAATAGGGGTAATTTACCTACTTTTTTGAATGAATCTAATTTTGTTATGTTTTGTTTAAGACCATTTTTAATAGTCCAAGTTCTACCATCTTCTTCCCACACGTCTCCCTCTTTATGATAGTCATAAGTTTTAGTGTAACCAATTCCCTCAGTAGTACGAGCTCCCTTATTACCTGTAATAAGGTTACGTGCTCTTTGTACATCTTTTTTAGAGAATTCTTTTTTTAAAACATTATCTTTATTCATTGGTCATATGTTTTAAACCCTTGTACTCTTTTTTTAGTAACAACATCTTTCATAGTTTTAAGCAGAGTTAATCTTTTATCTATGATAGATTGCATTAATTCAAGAGTTTCAATATCAAACTCATCGTTTACTGTGTCTATAAATTCTTTAGTTGTCATGTTTATTAGTATTTTTTAGTGTCTTCCCAATTTCTAAATAAAATGTTACCATTTTCATAAGCTTCACGCTCAATTTGTTCTAAATCTCCATCTTCATTAGTATTTTGAGTTTGGAAGGGTTGAAGAGTTCTATTAAGATTTTGATGATGGTGAACTAGTTCATGAGCATATGAACGAAGAATATCTTTAGGATGTCTATTTAAAGTATATAAAACGATTAATCGAGCATTAGGATCATAATAAGCCGTTTTGCCTAATAAATCTTTAGCATTCTCAACATCACTATTAATAAATTTAACTTTAGGGTATGGTTTCAAATTTAAACCATTACTTCCCATATATTGAGTTAATGATAATAGATTAGATTGAAGAGATTCGGGTTCGATGGCTTCTTTTAATTGTTTTAATCTTTGGGTCTTTTTTTTAGAGGCTTCTTTACGTTTTTCAATATACTCTAAACCTCGCTTTAACCTAGCTTTGGTCTCAGGATCTTTAGCATTTTGATAGGCTGCCCTAACCCTTTGGTGGATTAAATTAATTACTTGAGATTGACGTGCGTGAGGTTTAGATTTAAAAGAATCTTTATTTAAAGTAGTTACTATATCTTCTTTAGTTTTAAATTTAATTCCTACTGTATCTTTAGGATTTTCGTCTGTATAAAGTCTGCGGCCTGATCCTTTAGGTTTTTTACCTGTGCCTGTTTTAGGGTCAGCTTCCTTTAGTTTTACTTTAGGTAAATTTATTCTAATCCATCTATCCCATTCTTTTCTAACAAATTGTTCTTCTTCATCACTTAATTCAGCAGAATAATCATCAAAGAAATCATCAATAGCTTGTTGTAACGGAATTTTTTTAGTTTTTGCTCTCTTATATATTCCCGATATAAAAGCAGGTATTTCAGATCCTAATGTAAGGTACTTATAAAAAGGTAGTTTATCTTGATCTTTTTCTATGTTTACTCCCTTGTCTAAATTTTGCTGGGCAACATGTTCCAATTCATGGCGTAAAGTATCCTTTAATTCTGCTATTAAGTCGTTATATTTTTCTGGGAAGGATTTAGGGTTATAAGTAAGAATGATTTCTACTGTGTCCTCATCGGCTGCAGCATTTATTACATAGGGAAGAGAGCCTAATTTTGAAGTATTTGAAGGGATAAATTCAAATGTTAAATCATAATTAATATTATCAAGATTCCCTTCAATCTCTTCAGTATACTTCTTTTTAAAATTAGCTTTAAGTTGATTTATTATATAACGGGATTGAATTAAAACTTCTTGATCGTATCTATACTCTTGAAGAGGAATAACTTTATTAGGAGTTTGGAAATTTTTTTTACGCATTATAGTTTTAGCAATTGCTTTATTAGCTGCTTGAACAAAAGGAATATTAATATTCGTTTTATCATCTTTAGCTACTACTTCAGCATACTTGCGTAAAAATTCAGTAAATTCTTTTTTGTTTTTACCTAATTTTTTGAAAAAAGAAACCAATTCAGAATAGGTTATTTCTTTTTCATTTCTAGGGTCGTTTAAGCGGTCAAAGAAGTGTTGTTTTTTTAAATCAACATCAATAGGTTTTAATTGTCTGTCTGCAAAAGCATCTACTTGGTCAACTTGCTCAGGAGAAATTTCTTCTTCTAACTCAGGAGAAGAGTATCGATCCCATTTAGTATCATTAGTATTATAATCAAACACCCAATATTGTCTTTGGTAATTATCTTCTAATGTAAGACGATTTTCAACTTTACCTAAAACATTAAATAACCTTCTACGTTTTAAATTAATTTTTTTACCATTTCTATAAACACAGGCTCCTTTTTTAGCTAAAATTTGATCTCCTTGTTGTACAGGATTTTTTTCTTCATTAATACCCATAGAGCTTGAAAGCATATCCCAAATTTCATCTACTTCAGGAATATCAGGCAACGCTTGTATAAATGTTTCTTTATCTCGAGCTAAAAGAGCTTTTCTGGTTTTGGTTCCGCTAACCGAATCAGGGGTTGATATAGTTTTGACTGTAACATTGGGGTATTCTCCTTTACGAAGAGCCTTAGTACGTTTTAATATATCTTGAGCATCTTCTTCATTTCCCTCTCTTGCCCCTAAAAACCAATATACATCTTTTTCAGGATTATCTTTAGCGTAAGTATAAATAGCCCCAATAGGAGGCTTACCTTCAGGGGAAGGTTGAATTTCTACTTTTTTAGGAAGATATTTTTGATATATTCTCCAAATAGTTAATGCTTCTTTTTGAGTAATAGAATCTCTTTCTCCACTACCTACTAAAACAACCATTCTATCCATTTCTGGGTTTTGGTCTAGGGCTAGTTTTACTACTTCTAAGTGGCCTATTGTAGGGGGTTTAAATCCTCCCCCAAACATTCCTACTACTTCTTTGCGTGGTAATTCTGCTTCTTCTAAAATTCCTTTTAGTAATTCAATAGATAGACTATTCATAGAGATAAAAATGCTTTAATTTTCGATTGAGCTTCACCTTTAGTAACAGAATTATCTATTACTTTTTGCACTTGATCTTGTTTCATAAAGTTAGCTACCTGTTGATTTAATTTTTCCTTATTTAAATCAGATTTAGCCTGCTCTTCAGGAGTTTTGGGTTTAGTATCTTTAGGAGTATAAGGAGTCAAATATTTTGTTATAACATCCTCGACATTTTTTTTAGTAAAGGGAGTAGGATCGTTTACAACCGCTACAAAATTATTACCAAACTTATCAAAATATGTACTAAAATTATCAGTGACAGAATTCCAAGTCCTAAAAACAATTGCTGGTGGAAGACTTCTGTCTTTGCCTTGGCTTTTTTCGAACCTTTTTTCATTACGTTCAAGTGATTGTTCTAAAGAAGTATAAACATATAACATCATAGTATCATATCCTGCTTCTTTAAGTTTATCATTTAAATTAAATGTGGCTCTTGATGAAGCTCCGGTTCCATCAATTACTATATTTTCTTTATTTTCAATAGCACTATTAAGACTAGCATCATATTGTTTTTGAGCATACTGCATTGCTTTGGCTTGCTCACTTCGTTCCTCAGGAGTAGAATTTTTCATATCAAGAGATACTCCTCTTTTAATTAAATCAGGAACGTAAAAATCATCTATATTTAATACTTTAAGATTAAAATTATTTAAAATATCACCTATTATAGACGATTTACCTGCACCCGGAGCCCCAGCTAATATTAAAGCCTTAGGTTTGGTTGCTAATTCTTTTAGTATATCATATAGTTTCACAGCAAAAATATTTGTTATAAATATTACAAATTTCGCTTAGCTGTGGTGCGGAATTCAGTAAATGCTGGTTTGTGGTTAGGGTTTTCTAGGTCAAATAATTTTTTAACCGTTATAAACAAATCTAAGTTTTCTTCTATTGAACGAGGGGATTCATATACTTCCCATCCTTTCCCTTGCATTTTATCTTTGGCAGAACCTCTTTTTGAAGATTTTAACCACAACACACCAGCACGATTTACTTTTTTACCAAAACATTCTTCAAAGCATTGGGCATAAACTGCAGTTTGTAAATCATAAGTAGTTTGGAGGTGATTAGAAGTTTTAAAATCTATAATCCACAATTCTCCATTTATTTCACAAACCAAATCACAAGTACCTGCTATTTTATATTTGTCCGAAAAAAGATGAACCTCTGTTTCGATCAAAGTAGGGTTATATTCTTCCCACCAACTAACAAACCTCATAAACATTTGCCAAATTTCGGGGTCACAAGTAGGATTATTATTTTTGTCTAAAAAATTTAACTCTTTACCATTAAGGTAATTTTCAATCATTTCGTGAACCTTAGTACCTTCTTCACTGGCTTTTTTAACGATGTGATCTGCTGAAAATCCTACTTGTTTGAGCCAATTTTCGAAATGTTTGCCTTTGGGGTAATAACTTAAAACATATGTGATAGAAGGGTAATATTGTCCATTTCTTCTGTAATATCTAGAGTCGGGAAGAGTGATTTGTTGGTGGTCATTTGAAATTTCTAATATGCGACCATACGAATTTTTAATAATACTCATAAATTAAATTTTTTAGTTAAAAGCCCCGATAGTGTTAAAGGGGTAGATTTTTGGATTAATTCTGTAAAGCCTATAAATCCTAATTCACTAGGGTCTTTATCATCCATTTCTATTAAATGAACTTCTTTTCCCTCATTCATAAAAATTTCACAGAAATTAAGAGCCGATTTTATAGCGTCTCTATCTAAAGCAATATAAAGTTTTTCTACTTTAGATGAGATAATTTTTTTCATTAGATTGGTTTGAATATTTTTTCCTAAAAGCGGGATCGCATTGCGTTTAATGGCTATGGCATCAAATGGTCCTTCGCACAATACTAACGGGCTATCCCAATTTATAAACATTTCAAATGGTACAATATCACGAGATACTGATGGGTTTTTATATTTTTTATAGGGGTTAGATTCAAAACTACGAGCTGTAAAGTAATTTAATTCCCCTTGAAAATTATATGAAGGTATAATAATCATGTTTTTATACTCTCCATTTTCACAATATCCCATATTATATTTAATAATATCTTCTGTTGTAACTCCTCTGCGTTTTAGATAAGCCAAAGCATGGCGAGCCATTATATTATTAGAATTAAATATAAGTGGGGTAAATTCTTTAGGTAAACTTAAAGTTTGTTCTGGGATATTTTCATTAACAAATGATCCTTGAGGAATTAGTTGTTTTGCTTCCTCAATCTTATCGTATGCCTCTACTTTTTTAAATAAATTAGGGATGGTTTTACCTCTGGTGTTGCAAACCCAACAATGCCAAGGGTTATGTCCCTTTTTATTTTCTGTAAAATTAATTTCAAGTTTAGGTTTGTGGTGCTTACAAAAAGGACAATGATAAGCATAATTACCCCGTGAGGTTTGTTTACCTTTCCCCAAAACTGAATCAACTAGAGTTACTAGCAGATGATTTACCATACTGGGGATGATAATAAAAAAGGATTAAAATTCAAAGTCTTTGGTAAAAAACTTTCCTAATATATTATCGTTATAATAACTACCAGGATTTTCTAATACCCCTAAAGAAAAAAGATATTTGGTTTCTAAGTAGGTTAAATGTTTTTTATCAAAAGCTAACTCAAGAACGTGCCTTTTTAAAGATTCTTTCGTAACTTTACCCTCAACAATTAATTTTTTTAAATTATTATTTGATCCAATATATGATTTCCAATCACTTTCTTTTTGGATTATTTTATGTAATGATTTTCTTCCTCTCCCAGTTTGCTCCGCTAATTCTGCTCTAGTAAGTTTACGTTTTTGGTTATGATATAGTACTTTTTTACCTATATATTTTTTACCATCGGGTGTAATTATTTCATATACAAAACCGAAAACATTTGGGGGAAATTGAGATATGTCTGTAATTTCTTTTCCATCTAATAACCAATTCATCTATCTAAGTTTATTAAAATTGTTGTATCTGTAGTTTGAGAGGTAAGTAAGGGTTGGGCTAATTTAGCAACTGCTAATAATTCTTGATTATCATTATATAATCCTACAGTTGTAACAAAAGGTGAAAAATCCGATCCTGTTACAAAATCTTTATAGGTAGCACTTCCTGAGGCTAAAATTGAACCTGAACCATAAGTAGTAAGTAAACTAGGATTTAATGAGTAATTATATTCATTAGCTCTAATAGTACATTTATATTGAGTCTCATATAATGTTATTGAAGACTGAAATTCAATAGAATTAACCGCAAAGAGTGGTCCAGTTCCGTCTCCAACTCCAGTAAATATTAAAATTCCATCCTCTTATATTTATTTTTAATGAATTAGGTTGGATATAATTACCATAATATTTAGATGGAATAGATACAACTCCTATATAGGCGTTTGGTACATAATATCTTAAAGATCCTGTAGTATTAGGTAAAGAATTTATGTAGTTTGTTGTATAAGCAGGGCCGGTTACAGTACCATCAGTATTAAATGATGCTGTAGAAGCATTAGAAATTAAACCGTTACTACCTGAGATGTAATTACTATAGTATAATTGTTTGATAGAACTAAATACTAAAGCGGCACTAGCGGTACCTTCACTCCCCCCAGCTAGGGGATAAGTTGTATTTAAACCAAAAAAAGCTGAGCTATATTCTAATCCAGAAAAAGTCTTATTAACTGTAAACGGTGTTACAATTACATCATTACTGGTGAGTGTTTTTAAGTAACTCATTCATTAGAAGTCTAATTTAACCCTAACAAGAGCTTCTTTAGTAAAATCTTTTTTAAGGGGTTTACTTAATTTAGCAACTGCTAATAATTCGTTAGAATCATTATATAAACCAACAGTTGTTACAAAAGTTTGAGGAGCATTAATAAATGAATTATATAATACTTCCCCAGTTGACCCTGAGATAAATGAAGGGTTTTCAGAATAATTAAACTCAGAATTTCTAGCTTAGAATATAATTTATCAGGATTACTATTATCGGTATTAGATTGGTATTGAGTTTGTAATCTTACACCACCATTAGATCCTGTTAAATCTAGTGCCGAAGCATTTAATAAAATTACCCCTATATCAGGAAGAAATAAACCATAAGATCCGGAAGCGGTCATTCCGTTAGCTACGGCACCAGCTGGGGTAGAAGCAGCTCCGATAGCTCTTCCTCCTGATCCCGAGACTATCTGATAAACCCTCCCAGCTTCATTAAAAGAAACTGTAGTACTATCATTACTATTATCAGTTAGTCTTAAATCAAATACACTGCTACTTTCTATTCTTAGATCTAATGTTCCGGGGAGTAAACTTCCCTTATATCTAGCTCTATTAATAGTTAAAGCATAAAAACTTTGTGTTACTGGAGTAATCCCTCCAAAAGCAAAGCTACTATTTTCATCTCCTAAAATAATATTTTGAAATTGGCCAAATATTGTAGAAGTATAAGATCTACCATCAATTCCGGGATCATACAGGACTGAGCCAGATCCTGCAGAATCTCCAAAAGCAATATTAAATTGAATTTCGGCATCTGCTAAGGTAGATCCGGTTTGATACAAGTTAATATAATAATTACCACTGGTTGAACTAACTTGAACTGATGAAGTTTATTAAAAAATCCTCAGGATCTAATCTTTTAAATGACATATTTTATATTATGATGTTTTAGTAATTGTTACCGGGATTGTTATTCTAGCCCCACTATCTCTACCTACAATTTGGAGAGTAGTATTTAATTGGGAATTAGTTCCAAATAAAGTATTAACTGTAGTAGCAGTTAAATTAATAGTAGTACCTACCACAGTTTTAGAAACATTAGTACCCAAAGTTTGAGTTTGATTTAATTGATTAGCTTGTTCTGTATTTACACCAACCCCATTAAATGTGTTTAATACTCTTACGTCTGCTATAGTAGCTGTGTAACCACTACTTTCATAAACTTGATTATTACCAAGATAATTAAGAGTTTGAGGTGTAATAGCAATCGAAGCTCCTTGTTTTAATACTACTGCTAATTGGCCAATATCAAGGACTGGCATTTTAGCTGTTCCTCTAGGTAAAGTAACTAATTTATATCTTAAGTTTTGAGTAGTTTCGGGAAATGCTTCTAAAAGGGGCATGTTTTCTAATGCTTGTCCATAATAAGAACTTCCTGAAGGGTGAGTAGGATTATACAAAGTATAATCAATCTCATCATCAGATAGAGCAAACTGGGTTATTTTAAAGGAACCATCTCCTCTAGCTAAGAGTTCTCTACCCTTATTGGTTAGTATAGCATCTACTGTTACTACTGAATTGTTTAGAAATCCCATTTTATTTTTGTATAAATATGTGGCTATAAATATAAATAACCTTCAAATTGTAGGTAGAGATAGTGGGGCTAGAATAACAATCCCGGTAACAATTACTAAAACATCATAATATAAAATATGTCATTTAAAAGATTAGATCCTGAGGATTTTTTAATAATTCTTCTGATGGATATTCTGGAAGGATTATACCGTTAAAATCTTGGGTATTTTCTACAGAATCATCTTTGTCTACATCTAGTATAATATATGCTGGGTCTTTTAAATCGGTTCTATGAAGAATAAAATTATTTAATATTGTGCCTGTAGGTACAAAATCATTAATTCTAATTTTTAATTTATTTTGGGTATCCTCTGAAGGGGGGATAACTTCATATATATAATAATCTTTAGCTTTATTATATTCAAATCTAATTCTATCTCCTACTTGAGGTGTAAATGGAGTTACAATTGGAGATAAATTAAACCCGCTCTCAGCATCTTCAGTTATATAAGATGAAATTTGGGTATTACCATAATTCATTGATATAAAAGAAGAAGCAGTTAACCACTGCCCTGAGGGGGATGCCGTTCCAGTACTCCAGTATGAACTAGCAGGGGAAGATGGGATTTGAGGGGGTGGATTTTGGCCATAAACTTGGAAATTTATCCATTCTAATTTTAAAGCCGAACTAGTTGTTAGAGAACTAATTATAAACTTAGGATCAATACCATCATTAGTTAGTGTAAATCCACCAACTTTAAATTCAAATGAATCAATTATACTTTCTTCTGATGGGACAAAAAACGTTTTAGTAGCCAACTCAGAATATCCTGTATTATCATTGTCTACTTTTAAAGCTAATTTAAAATCTTGTCCTAAAACGTTGGTAAATCCAAATGTGTTAGTTACTTTAAAACTAATTTTAAAAGTTAAAGATGTTAACTCAGCATCCGGAGTTATAATATAGGTTCCATTAGTGGTATTAAAAACCGCAGCAGAAGCATCTGGGGAAAATGTTATACTACTATATCCTGTTATATTACCTGCTGTAATACCAACCACAGCACTTTGTTTGGTCATATTCCCTCTATAATCTAATAGTTCACTGTCTGGGTTTATATTATTGACCCCCCCATCTGCTAAGCTAAACGAAATAGCACTAGACCAACTCCCAGTAGAAAATCCAGTTTGGGTGTATAATATAGGAAGTTGTCTTCCTATAGCATTTATTTTTTGTTTTCCTGCTAATATACCATTTAAAGAAGAAGCAGCATCTTGTCTTACTATACAATTTCTACCCACAGGAAAATTTTGTACTAAATTATTTAAAGCATCTCCGTCTTCTGCAGGTTTACTAACATTGCCTTGAGAGTCAACTAAATAAGTAATAAAATAAGCAGTTTCCCCTATAATCTCAGGCCCCGTTCCTCCTACTTGTTTAAATACTACAAAATAATTTTGAGTTTGTTCGGCTACAGGTAATCCTCCTAATGCTCCCTTTATAGGTTCATTAACAAATTCTGAAGGAATTCTATAAGTAGCTGGGAGAGTATTTAGAGGATTAACACCCATAAATTAAAAAATTATTTTGTTAGTTTAGTATAAGAGTTAAAATCTAAAGAAGATACACGAGTTCCGTTATACCTACTATTAATCCAAGAATTTTGTGAATAGTTTGAATCTTGGATTAAGGCTCTTTCAGCAGTACCACTTATTATATAATCTAAATTAGTAGGAGCTAATGTTCCATTATCATAACTTATATTTTGATATGTAGCTGAAAATTGGGGAGAAGTTGCATTTCCTAATATAGCATTATAATCAGAATAGTCAAAATTAACAGCCTCAGGATTTATAAGAACTAATATTTCTGGAGAGTCAAAAGAAGACTGGGTCTGAGAAATCTTTTCAGAAGCGGCTGTTATAGTTACAGAAGCATCTAAAAAAGAAATTAAAACCCCCCCAAAGTAATATTCACCCCCCGGTATATCATTTATAGAACTAATGGTTTCATAAGTTCCATTTCCTGATGCGATTATAATTTGGTTTAATACTTGAACCCCAGGAGTAGAAAATGGATTTTCATACCAGGATGATAAATTTTGAGTTGGTATTAGAACTGAAAGGTAAAGTGGAGTTCCTGTAACAGAAGTAACTGTTAAGCTAGAAGTAACATAAGTAGGAACATTTGAAAGATTAAACGAATAAACATCAGTTGTAGTATTATAATAATTACCACTATTTCCACTACTTACATTAAATCCACCACCTTGCCCATCTACCCAAGTTACGGCTTCAAATTTATTTAGTGTTACTGAAGCTGGGCTTTTAACTAAACTAACTGTATAATTTTTTATATTGTTTAAAGAAGAAGTGGTTTCACTAGGAATAACCCCACACAAATAAAAATCCCCCTGTTGTTGAGTAGTTAAAATATCATATTGGATTACTCCTATATCAGGATAATTAATTCTTAAATTATCTGCTAAAGACAACCTTTGACCAAAATCTTCTCCATCCTTATCTAGTCTATTAATTTTTAGGTATTTTATCCCTTTTGTGAAAGTTTGACCATAATTAGGATTTGGGGGTGCTGATGCCATTAATTATAATTTTTATTTCCCCCCAGGAGGAAGGGGAGGGGTTGGACTAATATAACTTCCTGTATCATACCATAAATATATTTCTCCTTGTTTAGGAGCAGATCCTGGATCTGTAAATACATTAAGGGTAGTTACACTTCCGGTATAAAATATAATATCATAATTTATTTCTAGGGTAGAAGGATATTTTGAAGGGTTTTCATCATTTAATTCTCCATCGGTAGCAATAAAATTACTTCCACTTAATTCTCCATTATAAAATTCATCTTCTGTAGATTGGGTTATAATTTGAGGTCCGTATTGGGTATTAACAGAATATGCCCAACTTTGAGTTACTTGAGGTGAAACTAGTTTTAAATCATTATAAACCCCACCACTACTTCCACTTATAAAGCCTGATTCTATAGATCCACTATAATCATGTTTGGAAACTTCAACTTGAGCAGGTCTTTGTTTATTTCTTTCAAGTAAGTGTTGTTTAATTACTACTCCTGTTGAAAGACTAGACTTTGCAGGAGTAAAGTCTTTAATCATTTTAAATAAAGAGTTATCAAAATATTTGATAAGTCTTATATAGTCTACCCAATTATAATTTTTATAATATTTGTCAAAGTAAGTATCCCGTAATTTATCCAAATCAGGATATGAATTGACAGATTCCGATATTTGGCGGGGGTCTCCGATATATTCCCCTATATTAAAGTATCCAAAACTAGAATTAATGTCGTCATTAATTTCATTTTGTGGAGAAAATGCTATTTCAATGTAATTTACATCTCGAGTATAACTTTCACTTTGAGGATATCTTTGTTGAAGACTTCTATAAGGAGTAAGAGTATCTCCTGAGGGTATAATAGTATCTTCTATTCTTATCTTTTCCGATATACGATTTTTTATCCCAACCGCAGGTTGGTCATAATATATAAATTCTGTTTGAGGAGTAAAATTAGAAAAAGTTGAATTATTAGTAATTTGATATAAACTATCATTACTAAATGATTGAGTAATATATGACCCTGATATTTTAGGGTGGGTTGATGTTCTAGTCCCTAAAGTAGTAATCAAATCAGAACCTAAAGGAGCTCTAAATACTAAATTTTCTGCTGAGGAAGAATATGTTGTTCCTTCGATAGAATAAGGATTCATAACATAGTCATGAAAGACTTCTTCACTTTGAGTAACATTATAAAATCTTAACTCTTGGTAATACCCGTCATTAAAACCATAAGTATTTCCCCCTAAAGTTATAGTAGAATTAGACTTAGGTATAAAACAACTAGTAGCATTATTCCATTGGGTACTACCACCGGCACTAACACCTATAGAAGAAGTAACAAACCCAATTTTAAATCCATCACTCCCATTATATATTTTATTGGCTGCTTTTAAAGTAAAATTGTTTCCATTTTTATTTATATTAACCCCCCACCAATTATTATCATAATAAGGTATATCTATACTTGTAATTTTAGTAGTAGAGTTCCATAAAGTAATAGTAGAATATTCATTAGAAGCAGAAGGAATAGATCCTGAGTAAGATGAACTGGTAAATCCTGATCCGGTATAATCTAGAGTGAGATAAACATTACCTGCTATAAAAAGATTATTATAAGTATCTGAAGAGGGGATGCTACCGCTGGTTTTTAGTCTTAAAAAGATTGCCTCTGGGACATTATTATCTGACCCCCATGATGGGTTTAAAGACCATGAAGTAGTTAGAGAAACTGTGGGTAAAAATGAAGGGGGTCTGTTAAAAGCATAACTAAATTTATTTTGGAAATAATCCCAATCATTAGAATTATCCTTATCCTTCCCCCCAAACTCAGATATCCTTAATATAGTATCAGGAATGCCATAGATATTAATTAAGGTTCTAAGACCTTCAACTGTACCTTTTTTCTTAAGTAGATATGGTAAATTGTGGTAAATTCTTTTATAAATTTCTTTATTTACATCATCTAATTTAGTAATATCAGATGAAGCTGTAATATAAGTAGTTATAACCTCTGAACCAGTAGGAGGCAATAAGCTACCAGAACCATTTACCCCCAGTAAAGCTGAGTATAAATCATCTGACGAGAAGTTGTTTTGGTACAAGTTAACCCCCATACTCCTAATAGCATCAGATACTATATCTTTAGATATACCATAATTTAATCTATTATCAGCATCAAATCTATTTGATAAATCTTTTGTATAAGTCCAAATATTATCAAAATGTTGCCCAACCATATCCATAAAAAGGAAAAATTGAACATTATCACTATCATCCCTTACAAACGAAGGTAAAGTATTTACTAACCTATCAGGATTTTCTAAATCATAATTAGACCCTGAAGTGAGTTGAGTTTCTAACCAAGAGAGGACCCCTGCACTTCCTGTTGATGTTAAATTATAGGGGGGAGTTGAGTTAGATTTAGGATAAATGTCTGAAGAGCCTGAGGAGAAGTATTGATAAGTTTCATACCCATCAAAATTTTGAATAATGTCTCTTATTTTAAGTTCTAACATTACCAAACTAGAAGATACTTGAGAAGCATTTAAACCATCTAAAATATCAATTTCTGTTTGATAATCTTCAATTAAACTTACTTTATAATAAAAATTCCTTACCCGCTCTTCAGCAGAACTAAAATATACAAAATTATTAAAATCACTATAATCTATATTAATTGTAATTCCTTTTTGAGCTAATAAATTTTGTAATTCATTATAAGATGAAGTTAAAATTGTATTAGTTAAAGAATCTAAATTTTGATATATAGTAGAATTATTAATTATATCTTTAGATGCTATTTCAAAATTAGGTCCTTTAAGTTGATAAGGAGGTTTTGTTTGAACTATTTTAGGAGCAAAACCAACCTGGTAGGAAACCTCCTCAGCAGTTTGGATTGTTATCCATAATGTATCTTTAACATTGAATTGGCCCTCTAACGGTTCATATAGTTTAATTAAAATTGTATATTGCGATGAAACGCTAGTGTCAAGGAGTATATTGTTGGCAATAAAAATATTATTATTACCAAAATTTAACTGAAAATCTTCAAAATAAGCAGAATTATTTAACTCTGTTTTAAACTCATTTACTAATCTTTCTAACTCTTCATTGCTAATATTATTATTAGCTAACCTTAATTCGGTTCTATCTGAAGAGATTTGTTTAATATAAAAAGGATTATCAAATGAAGAAGATAACTGATTCCTAAAAAAGTTATAAGTTATAGAATAATTCCCTTGATCATATCCTGCTTTTAGTACATCTTTTTCAACATCTACGTTTACTGTAGAAACAGAACCATTTCTGGTATTATAATCTAAAGTAACTGTATAGTCTCTATAGTCATAATTAATATACTCAAGAATATTATTTTCATTATATAGCAGGAATTAATTTTAAATCCTGCTCTGTATAATCTTCTGAGTAGTTTGTGGTGATTTTATTTACAGTTACGTTAGCCATTTATGCTGTCTAAAGAGAGTTGTGCTTGTTCCGTTTGTATTCTTATCAATTCTTGTTGAGCTTCTAATAATTCTGCCCTTAAGTAATTTACTTCCTGGACTAATGCTTCTAGTTCTTCATTAGTTTGTTCATCTCCCACATACTCACTACTTTGTTGAATAAGAGTATTATGAGAGTTAATTCCTGTTAGGTATACTAAAAAATAACTGATTATATAATTGAAAAAATTGATCAACTGTCAAAGTCACAACCTCAGCCTCAGGAGGAGGAGGAGGTAGGAGCTCAGTAAAAGAGGTATCAATTGTTTTTTGATACTTATCTTTATCATAAACTTTTCTGTTAAGATCAATTCTTTGGTTCATCCATTAATTATTTTGAAATAATAATTGTCTCCTAATATAATAGTTTCCCCATTTAATACCACTTTTAGTAGTATTTGATAATACCTTTCAGGTTCTAACCCATTCATATATATAGTGAAATAACTCCCTACAGTATCTGCACTTATTTTAGTATAAGTGTCATCGAAATTAAATATAAATTCATTAGTATCTAAATCTTTTATAGCATAGTATGATGTTTGGGGAAGATAATAAGAAGGAGTATACAAAGATGAAGTAGAAAATACTCTTGTTGGAAACTCAGGCCTAACATCTATTCTAAATTTATGAATTTCCTCTCTTCTAAATACCCCTGGGTTATTATCTAGAGCAACAACCATTTGAGTGGTGTTTATTGTAGAAATTGCAGAAGAAGTAACATAAGAAAAATCATTCCACTTAAACTGAAGCTCAGGAGGATATATAGTATTAGTATCTATAGAATAAAATTGGAGGTGAGCTTGTTTATAAAGACTAGCAACAAATTCATCAGCTGAGCTTTGTTTTATAATGAACCCATCATTGGTAAATCCTCCTAAATTATTAGAAGCACTATACCAAGTTTTTATAGTATTAGTAACATTAACATCTAAATCTTTAGAACTATTATAATTATAAACCTTTGATTGAACTACGTTTAATCCTAAAGCAGACCCAGTATACCAGGTACCTCCTCCAGGTGTGTTGCTATATGAAGCAGTTACATAATTAGCAAATCCTGAAGTAGACCAAGCACCTGACCCTGAGTAGGTTTTATATTTCCAACTAACCCCATTATCTGTTTCAGGATCATCATTAAATCTCCCAGTACCCATATTCCAAGAACCAGATACGGGATATATTTCTAATGTAGTATCAGTATTTAAATTTGTTATATTTGCAATATAATTTTTTAAATTAACCTGAAACCCGGATCCACTAATTTTGTCATCTATGATAGAGTCAATCTCTTCTTGAGAAAATTGTATTAAATATCTACTTACCTGAGCAGTACCAGTTGAAAAGTCAGCTATAGCTTCTATAATAGAATCTAACCCTGTATTTTTGGCGGGATACCTAGAATATATTGTAGCGTCTTTAGTGGGAAATATTTTATATACTGCCATGGTTTTATAGTGTTACTGCTCTACCTCTTATGTCGGTATTGGGATATTTAACTTCAAAAATAGAAGGATCTAGTGAGGGATAAATAACATTATTTAACGTAGCCCCATTTATATCATAAGCATATTGAGAATAACCATTAGCTACTCCTACCTTATTACTGATAGTAACATTACTCACAGTTTGTACTCCTTCAATTCTATCTAATAAAATATAAAGTTCTCTTAAAAGAATAGGTTGATTAATTTGTTGATTATCTATATTAAAATAAGACTGAAGGGCTTGGATACATCTAGTAATAACATCATTACTGTTATAATCTGGGAATATTATTAGATCAAAATCTACTCCAATGTTTATAACAAATGCATCTCTAATTTTAATAGAGTCATTAACTGTTCTATATTGAGATAAATAAGTAGCTAAGTTTTGTTTTAAAGTAGGTGATGAAAGAGCTAATTTTTTATTGGCATCATAACTTAAAACATATAAATCTAACACAGTAGGAGATTCTCCTGGTAGAAGATTTTGTAGTTTTCCGGCCTCGATATAAGCTTTAGCTATTGTTCCAAATTGGGGAGGTAAACTTAATACCCTAACTAAATAATCCTCAGGAGTTACTGTTCTCAATTGAGCCCCAAAATTACCTAAAGTATTATTTCTTATTTCTTCAATACTATCACCATCTTCACCACCTGAAGCGGCTGTAGAGTTATTTACTAATAAAGAATCAAATATGTTTTGGGCTGTGGCTCCTGTTAAAGAATCATTTTGGAATCTTACGGTAGAAGATACTACATTATTAATAATATTAGCCTCAACATTAGCCCCTACTCCTCCTCCTACTAAATACCTCACAGTTAAGGTAGTATCTGAGGGAGCAATTCCGTAAGTATCTGTGTATAAAAAGTTAGAAGGATTAAAAGCCGTTGTTAATCTGCTAATAGTAGAAGGAAGACCTATACCCACATTATCAGGATTAGGCACTATTACTTCATCTATATTATTTTGATTAGTCCCGGCCCCAAATTGGATATCTAATTGAGTTTTAGATTTAAATCGAGTTACAAATCTTTTAGGTACTTTTTTTAATCTTAACAAATAGGGGGCCTCATCAGAATCGGCTTGGGTATTTGGATCAGGTCCAAAAGGATTTACATTTTTGACAGGTTCAAAAACTGTTTCCTGAGCTAAATAAGGAACTTCTGTCCAAACATTACCATCACTATCTGTAATATCTAATATTCCTACAAGATTTAAGTCATTTATAGCGACTGTAGGATATTTTGTTACTCCACCAAAAGTAAATGTTGTTGTTTTTATAGTAGCTGAGATAGCTTTTCTTGTTTTCTTAAGTAAGAAATATTGAGCGTCTCCTCCTGATGTAGAATAAACAGATACTTCTGTGGGGTCTAAGGAAGAAGAGAAAGAAAAGTCTAAAGAGTCTTGAATTAAAAACTGGGTAGAATTACCCAGAGTAGAATTGACTACTGTATTCTCAGCAATAAGTAGAGCATAATTATAATCGGGAACATAAACCCCCCCTTCTAATTTAGCAGGGATCTGTTGGTAAAAGTCAATATCTACTATTGCAACCCCTGTTGCTTTAGGAACATACCCCATCATATATGCTAATTCATATAAATTAGGTTCTTGTCTAGCATATTGAAGAAAGGTTTCTTGGACTTGATTATCTAAGTAAAAAGATAATACATCTCCTACATAAGCTGCCATCTCCATGAATAAAGATCCTGGAGAGTTGGGGCTAAAATCATTATAGGTTGTGGGGAAATATGTTCTAGAATATTGAATAAGAGCATTTCTTAATGAGTCGAAATCCCTATTAATATATTTTATATCCCTATTTATTTTAGTATCTGCCATTATACGTTAAAATTTATAGCTAAAGTATCAGGTTCACCATTTAATACAGTATATGACATAACTACTGTCATAGCATTCTCATCCGGAGATTCAAGTATTTCAAGTTTTTTTAATTGAACTTCAGGAAATTGAGCTGCTAATTCGTCTCTTATGATTTTATCTACTACTTCTAGAGTATTACTTGAAAGTTGTTCAAATAGTACATTTTTTAATCCTCCCCCATAACTAGGATTTAAAGGACGTTCTCCTTTATTAGTTGAAAAATAAACTATTAAATTAGATTTAATTTGATCTCGAGTAGTATAATTTAACTTAAAAGGTGTAGATCCTGATACGGCAAAACTTGAAAAAGGAAAGGCAATCCCTACCGCATTTCGTGGCTGAAGATCTATAGGGAATATATTAGCCTGTTTTATTGCCATTATTTACTCATTAAACCCATAATTTGGGATATGTCAACTTCTCCGGGGGGTAAATCTCCACCAGGTAATGCCCCTTGTGGGTTAAAAGTTTGAGGAAGATGCTGGGTGGTGAATTGGTTCTGCATATCTCCTAGAATGTTTTGGAAGACTGCTCTTCTATCTTGAGTATTCATAGGAGAACCTACTGCCTGAGAAGAAGGTTGAACATGTTCTACAATTGTTTGTTTAGGAGAACGCACCGCTTCAAGTAAAATATCTTTTAATTCTTCTTGAATTGCTTCCTTAACTGCCTGTTTAATTAACAATTTTAACGCATTTTGTTTCATCATCTGATAAATATCTAATTAGTTTGCTCTTAAATTATCCCTATCTATTACAAATTTTAGTTCCTGAATTAAAATATCAGGGGTAGTAGTAAAAGACAACTCAGTTTGGAGTAAAGTAATTCCACTTTGATTTTTAGCTAAAGCTCTTTTTCTTTTTACAGTAGGTGAAAAAGATACTTCTTCTATTTCAAATATAAACCCTTTATAAGTAGTTTCGATTACACTTTGTTGATCACTTTGCTCCGCTTCTTCTACAAATTCTATTATTTCGGGTGAAACTGGGACAAGAAGATTGGGGTCTCCCCCACATTCTTTTATTCTAGAATCTAGACCATTCAACTTACAAATAAAATTTTTTAAAGTATTAACAAGTAATCCTACTGCAATAACTGATGATCCTACTGCTCCTATTAGAGGGACTAAACGTTGTTCTCCTTTTGGGGAGAATTGGATTTTTTTAATAATATCTTGTGTTAAGTCTGTAGTAGCTGCTAAACGACGAGATATAGGTTCGGGGATCGGAATTAGGGTAGGAACTAATCTAATTAAAGTAGCAACTGTTATAACTCCACCAAATATTGTTATAAGTCTTAATATAACTCTTAAAAAAACATCAACCCCGGATATAGCGTTTGATACTCTGTTTATCTTACTAAACAAGTTATTAAGTCCTACTACCACATTATTCCTAACCAAAATAAGATTATCTAAAGAACCCGGAGGTATGCAAGCATCTGAAATTTGGGAGTAGAGTTCATCAAGAGTAGCAAGATACTTAATTTTGACTTCTTCAATTTTTGAGTATAAAAGAGCTACCAACTTAACTATACCGTCTAAAGTTGGAAGAAGTTTTGATATTAAATCATTTTCTTCTTGGGGGGTAATATTACCACAAACTTCTGCCATTATTTTATAAATCCTATTTTAGATTTAGTTAATTCTAAATTAGCTTTTACTCTATTAAGTGATGGAATAACACTAGCTTTAGCTAATGGGGTAGAAGCAATTTTAGCATTAGGAGCTTCTCCTCCATAAGCATTAAAAAATGTTATTAAAGTATCTATTAAAGCATTTAATTGGTCTATTGTAACTTGTCCTCTCAATAAAGGCTCAGTTACATTAGGCCCACCTAAATAAAAATTGCTATTTACAACTACGTTTTTGGTATCTATATTTACAGAATTAACAGCATTTAAATTTATAGATTGATTAGAACTTAATAAGATATCACTAGCTTTAGAATTAAATAATAGCCTCCCAGAATTAAGTATAATTTGGTTTTGTGTATATTCTCTAGGAGCAACAGGAGCAGATGTATAACTTGCGTAATTTTGGCTAGCTACATTAATATCAATTTTTTGGTTGTCTGTAAGATAAATTAATGATTTATCATTATTTATATCTTCTACTATAGGAACCCATCCCTCTTCACTAGCATTAGGGGTTTGTCCATTTCTAATAATAGTAATAGGATAATTAATACTATTTTGAATAGTACTTCCTAATCGTATAGTATTACCCCACCTCCCCTCTAAAACATTATCCCCAGCAAATACTCTTAAGGGATGAGTATTAATTTGTTCATTAAACCCAACACCTAAATTTATATCGGTAGAATTATCATATACCCTTCTTACATCCCTTTCAGACCCATCAATTGAGTTTTGATAATCTCTTTGAGATTGATTAGAAGGCTGTAACGTAGGATCAGGAAGAGCGTTATGGTGTTGACTGTTCCAAATATTAATAGAAGGCAAATAATATGCCTGGTTAATATTAGTATTAGATTGAGCATCCCAACTGGTAAGAAAAAGAAGAGGGACTATCTCATTAATTAAGGGGTAAAATTTATGGTTAGAATAAAAAGGAACAGCAACATTAGCTGTTTCTGAAGCAAAAGGAAATAAAACATCATCATAAAAGATGGTCCCTACCCCATTCCACCCCCCATATTCTTCAAATTTTGGGTGGGTATCATCTAATATTATATCTTTTACTCTAACCGAAGGAATTTCTTTAGAAGAAACAACTGAGGGAGCAATCTGAGGAGTGCTCCCTACCGTAAGGGCTGAAATTCCTTGGTATTGTTTAGCCATTATTTATTATCTCCAAACTTTTTTACCTCATTTAACAATTGTTGTTTTTCTTCTTCGGTCATTCCAAAACCTTCACTATCTGTAGCCTCACTTTGAAGAGAACGTTGTATAATAGTAGCCATTTTAATAAGTTGCTCGTCATTTTTAACTGAAATTTCGAGATACTCTTTGAGGAGAGGAACAACCAGTGTAGCATCCCCTATATCTTGGATAAGAGGCTTAAGCTCAGAAATTAAAGTAGAAATTTGTTCTTCTTTTCTTTTTTGATTAGTATAAATTTCTTCTAATAGGTCTGAGAATTTTTTCTTGCCAAATACTTTTTTGTCTAATTGCCCCATGGCCATAAATATAAAATTTACCTAAAATTTGTATACCCATGCTCGGTATAGAACATATAATGTTTTTTAAATATATCTCCTAATTGATCTGCTACTCTAGTAATGTGAGGAGTTTTAACATCTATCATTTCTCTAATTAAAAGATAAAGAGCTTTTTTATTAAAAATATTTAAGACCTCTCTTTTTCTAAATAATTCTAAAATAGCATCAGCAACTTGGGCGTCTTTTTCCTTAGGAAATAATTTGTAAATATTATTAGTACAGTATTTAACATATTCATCCATAAAACCTGAGAATTCATCTTTTTCCTCAGGGTTATCATCTAAACTATATGAATAATTTATGTCTGTATGGAGTTCTTCAACCGGAGCTTTGTCTATTCTTTTTTTATAGTTTTTTGTATTTTGTATAATTAAATATCTTTTAGCAATCGTCCCAAAATATGAAAATGCTTTTGCCCCCCTTTCAGGATTAAACAGATGAATTTTATCTAACAAAAACGTCATTACTTCATGTTGTAAATGTTCTATCTCATCTACCTCAGTATAATAAAATTTAAAGGTATGAATAATATTTTCTGTTAATTTAAAAAAACCATAGTGAATTTCATCTCTATAAATTCTGCTACGCTCTTCAAAATCAGTTGAGTTATTGTATTTTACAATAGCATCTTCTGTAGCTTGAGTAAAGTATTGTTTATCCCCTTTTTTCTTTTTAGTTTCTACCCCAGTCATAATTTACTTATTTTAAAATTGGATAGAATTTGCTGGAGATCTTTTAGTTGTTGGTACATAAATCCAATTTCGTCGTCGCTTTTAAAAATTTCTTTAGAGTCAATTTGTTTATATTTTTCCTCTGCAAATTCTATAGTTTTTGAAAGTTTATCAAGATAAACCAAGTAATTAGCAAGAATATCTTCTTGTTTTTCGTTTTTACGTAAAAGATTAATGGTTGTGAATCCTAAGATCACAACCAAAATCGATAAAATTGAAATAATTATTGTACTTATCATAGTTTATCAAATATATTTTTAAGGCTTTCACTTTTTATATTAGAAAGAGCCTTATCTTTTGTAGATTTTTTAGATTCTTTATTCAATGTAAAATTTTCCTTCTGGGGGGGCACGGGATTGTTAAACTTAGGCAACCACTCTTTTTCAAATTCAATTCTAGCCGCCATTAAGTCAGCCTGATGGAGAATATAAGGGAGAGCGGTTCTAGGTTTAGTAGAAGGAGAAAAATTAATCAAATATTTTTTATTAGCTTCATCATACAAACCATCATGAGTCTGAATACCTAACATTTCATTAAAGGTATATTTAACATCATGGGCCTGGAGGAGATATAGACCACGATCAGGGATAGAAGCAAAAGCTAACTTATCACTATGTTGATAAGTTTCTCCTAACTTTTCTTTCCTCCATTGATCAGTCTGGGGGATATAAGCTTCATGTTCTTCATCTCCTATTTTACCTAAGTCATGATTAATAGCTGAGAATATCAATTCTTCCATAGTGAATGTAGACATATCTACTCCCATCTGCTGCCAAACATTAGCTAATTTAATAGCACAATCTACTACACGATTAACATGGTCTACATAACCCCCTGGAAAAGCATTATGATATTCTTTTTTATGGGCTGCGGGCATCATAATAATACGATCTTCATATTCTTTATAAAAATCGAGTAATTTTTGCTTACGCTCTCCAGTAATAAAAACTCCAATGTTATTGAGAAAAATTTCCCAATTCTTTCGAATTTGCTCAGCGGTAAATTCCATAACTTTTTAATTAAAATTAGTATTTGTTAACTTCATTCGAAGTAAAAGGCTCCCTTTCAATAGTAGCTTTAATATCTTCTACTAATTCTTCACACTGAGTTTTGGTTAAAGTTACTTCAGTTGTGTTTCCTCTACTGTTATGAAATTCAATGTGCTTAAGTTTAGCTTCAAGATTTTCAAGTTTTCTGACAATGTGTTCTCTGTAATGCATTTTTTTATTATTTTATAACGGAAATTAAGAAGAAAAATTTAAAAAATCAAGGTATTTTTTAATGTTTGCGCATTTTTCATATTCTTCTCCCTTTTCAAAAAAATTTAATATTTTATTTAATGATACTTTTAGATCATCATCTGCTTCTTCAAATAAGACTTTAATATGGTATTTGTCTTGAACATCTACTTGTACAATACATTCATACGCCTTATTGTAAAGTAAAATATCAGCAGCAGTTTTTAATTCATCTAAATCCATAGTAGTTCCTGAGTGTCTAAGGACTCCTAGGGTTTGTTTCATGTAAGTCGGGTAGTTAGTTAAAAGCTTAACAAACAATCTAATAAAATACCTAGGGTGATTATCATCTATAAAATGAGGACTAGGGAAAGAAGCCTTATCTTCATCTTTAGAATTAAATGTCCCAAATATTTTATTGATATCCAAAGTGTCTTTTTATAGTTTCAAGTTGGCCCTCAGCTTCCCCCAATTTAATAAGAGCTTTTTTAGCTTCTTCTAAAAAATGACCTGAGGTGTGCTCACCAATCCCAGCTGGGTAGTGGATGAGGGTTTCCAACGTAAGTAATGCTTCCTCTCTGTCTGCTTGTGCCTGTTTTTTTAAAGCCTTTATTAATCTCGGTTCCATGTTTATAAATATAGTTGGGTTCTAAATCCCCATATGTTGTATTATACGTCCAATAATTCATTTGCAATGATAATCTGCGGCCTTTGTCGCAATTTGTTTGTGAGGTTTTATATTAACTTTATATCCATAAGATGAAGCCCACCCCCTTGCAGAAGAAACCAAACGATGACTTTCATAATATTCATCATCGTTATAGTCCATATCAATTTCAAACTTAATCCCAGGAAATTTAGAAGAAAGAACTTCAGCAGTTTCTAAAGATAGTTCAGTTTCCAGCCATAAACGACTCCAATTATCTTTAATAGGAGGTTTTCTAACTTTATTATAAATATAATGTACCCCTCTTGCAGGATAACGATAAGCAATAGCAGTTACATAAATTACTCCTTCATAGCACCTATGGGAATCCGTTCCTATATGAATTTCGATAAAAGGATTAGTTTGAATTATTTTTTCTGTGTGGTTAATGATACTAACTTTTTTACCATTAACAGTTTGAAACATCATTAGAAAATAATAGAGTATAAATTAGTGTAAAATGCAAGATTAAAAAACCAATTGATTTGTTTTTCTTCTAAAGTATCTCCTTTAAACAAATTGAAGTAAGAAACAAAAATAGTTGAAATTAATTGGGTCATGGCTGCAATTTTTACGTCATAAATATAATAAAATTTTTGAGTAAAATCACGTTTTTCGCATGACGAAGTTTGTACGGGTGGAGGGACTCGAACCCCCAATAACTTGATCCTAAGTCAAGTGCGTATGCCAATTCCGCCACACCCGCATCCTGGTATTTGCTTCGTTCGGGCGGAAGATGTTGGATTCGAACCAACGCATCAATTTCTTGATGACGGTTTAGCAAACCGCTCCATTAACCACTCTGGCAATCTTCCGTTTTAGCCCCTAAGGGCTGGGGTTGTTACTGGGCTACCTCAGTCTCAACAACAGTAGTATCAACAACAACTGCAGTAGAATCAACAGCTACTACAATAGTGTCTTGACCCTGAACCTGGTTTTCGGTTTCAGTTTCTGTGTTGTTACACGCTACCAAGCCAACAACGGCTGCAAGTACAAAAAAGTTTTTCATTGTGTTTAATTAATTATTTACTTGTTAAAATTTATAAAAACTCGCGGTGAGAGAGGGATTCGAACCCCCGGTACCTTGCAGTACTTCGGTTTTCAAGACCGACGCGATAGACCACTCTGCCATCTCACCAATACTACTCTTACCGAGTAGTAATCTTATTTTCAATTCGGGCAAAATCTTTTTCGAGGTCAGCATCCATTTCATCAATGACATCATCTACCTCATCAATCGCGGATTCCAAATCTCGGATACGCAAATACATGTTAAACATCATAACAGCCATAGCAGTAAAAACTGCAATTTGAAGATAAGAAATAAACTCCATATAACAAATGATTTAAAGGTTTCTATCAAAGAACGTCCCATTCTAAGGCGGCCATCATATAAGCCGACCCCGTGGGTAAGAGGGGGTTTTGGCGAACCAAAGCAATTGCACATGCCATTACTTCGGCCCTTAAGCCATAAATATCAGCTTGCTCAAGAATTGCTTCAACTGAATTCATTTGGTTAATTTCGTACACAGGATTCATTTATGTTAATTTTTTTGTTATTGGGGGGGTTCTCCTTCCCCCCCTTTAAACAACATGGCAACTGCTTTATGCAGCAACAAACTCTTTTGCTACTTCAAAAAGCTTTTTATTTACATCCAAATCTTGGTTAAAATTCTTAATTTTACGAGCTTTACGCATTTTAACCCCATTAACATACTCAAAATCTCCTTCAATGATTCGCTCTTGAATAAGATTAAATACACTCCACAAATCATTACCCGAATCTTCTTTCCGTACTGGGGTAAGGAATTTGTCCAAGTCAACTTTGTAAATCAAGTCAACTTTTTGGTTCTCTTGAACTTGGAATCGAGTTTCAAGAGCTTTACGAGCCAAATCATACTTTTGTTCTTGTGACAATTCTGTAGATTTAAACTTGTTCATGCTTTCAACCGTCAAAGGCAATCGTTCAACCATAGAACCAATAGTATTACGGAGGGTTTCAAAATCATAACCCATATGGCGAATTTTCATCGAGCCAAATTCTTGATCAGCAATTACCAAACCATTGGAACACACCAAACGATACATTCCTGCTTGGAAGGTAAATGAATTTTTTCCATCATGAGAATTAGTCATAATGATTTGGGGCCAAACATTATCCCCATCTTTTCCTTCAACCATAAGATCAGGATGCCGGAACACAATCATGTGTTTTTGAGTCCCTTCTCCACTCTGTTTCCGAGATTTAATTTGTTTAGCATCAATCACACCCCAACCCAATTTACCCATATCTTCAATAACTTGGTGTGTAGGGATGTGAGTGTAATATTCGGAAACATTACCACTAGGTTTTGTAGTAAAAGCAGCAGAACATGCTTTTTTTACTTGCTCCATAGTCAAAAATTGACTTTCTTCTTGGGCGGTGAACATCAAACTTTCCATAATCAATTGATTTTGTGTTATGCTTTCAATCTTTATGCCGAAATATACGAACGGATTTTCGCAAATCCAAATTTTTGTATGACGAAATTATTAATCTTCTAAAAGATTTTTTACATCCTTTAATACTCCAATGGCATATCCCAATGTATAAGAAGTACCTTTTTCCTTTTCCAAAGTTGGTTCTTTTTCCAAAAAATCATTAATTGTTTTAATGATGTAGTTTTTTGTAGGGTTTGTCATAATATATAATTTTTATTAGTAATTTACACGAACACGCAACTCATTTTCAGTCAAATATACTAAAGTTTTATCTTTCATTGGCCCTCGCTCAATCCTTATAAGGAAATCAGCCTTTGAAGGATCTTGAACAAAAAACCACATCCCTTCTTGACGCTCCGCTTCTTGCCGATCTACAGTAGGAGCAACAACCCAATCCGCCTCTCCCATTTCATACACCAAATCAATAATGTGTGTGGGTTTAGTGACAGTATCATCTGGGTGAATGATATAAACATACTGGGCATTTGTATTGGATGAGATCAAACCCAACCCCGCCAAAAACAGATATGTCTTAACTTTTTTCATATCCTAAAGATACAAAAAAGATTTCAAATTTCCAAATCTTAAGATGACTTTAATATGACGCCTGGATTCCTTTAATAGATCCTGAAGATGTAATATCTCCTATGCTGTATATTAGAGGATTTGTAGCTCTAAATTTGATTTGTTCTTTAGGTATAGTTTTTGTAACAACAAAATTAAAAGTTGCTGTTGAATTACCTTTAACAGAAAAAGCAGCATTTCTCGATCCCGATACTACAGTGCAGTTAGAAAGGGAGGCCAATGAAGCGGATTGGAAAATAAAACTATTTACCCCTTCAATAGAAAAATAGGTATTCTCAATGTTATTTACAAGAGAAAAATTATAGGTTCCTGCAGTTAAATTAGCAGAAGCTGTAACCCCATTTCTTAGTTGAGCTCTGGTGTATGTAGGCATTTAGTTAGTCCGTTAATAATGGCTAAATTGTTTTGATAAACTTGGTGTTGTTTTCTATCAAACTTAGGTCTAAATTGAATTTTCTTTTTCTTGCGTGCCATGGTTTTACCCATAAATATTCACCCACGAAGGTCGATTATTTAATTTTTTCCAATCTAACCTTTTAACGCCTACTTTATCTAACACATAAAACTTTTTATAAGCTTTTAAAGTATTATCCTCTTTAAACTCTTCAGGCATACATTGAGGAGGATCTACAAAACCCGTATCAGGAATATTAGGTTCGTTATCTCTAAGCCACTCTAAAACATCTTGAGTTTTATGGTGCTTACCATAACGCTTAGTAAACTCACTACAAATTTCAAGTCCATGTTTTACAACCCATCTATAATGTTGTATTGATTCTCTTGTCCATTTAGTAGAAGGGTGATTGGTGTGAGATTTTCGATAAGGAGCACTTGAACCATTTTCCCAATGAGCAACACAACACATTTGAGCACATTCAATTTGCATTTTACGAATGTGATCATCTGCTAATTCCCTAGCAGCAATTATAGGATCCGTATTAATGTAAAATATATTCATTAATTTAAATTTGAAACTAAAGGTACGAACAAAAAAATGGCACTCCAAGTTGAAGTGCCTTAAACCCACTACCCCCTTCAAATATACTTATATACTTTAATTATTGTGTATTTCTACCAGTAATACTAGGTCGGGGCCCTTTTCTTACAGGCTTTTGTTCGTTTGGTGGGGAAACCGGAACATAAATGGGGACGTAGTACACAGTTTCCATATGAGGATAATAATAGAAATAAGGATTTGAGGACGGGATGTATATATTACGTTGTGGTAAATCGCAGTTATAATCGTGGGCATAGGCCTCATCGCATTGCAAGTGAGATGTGCTATTACAACCTATAGTACACAATACAACAAGTATAGGGGCAAAAATTCGCATAATTTTTTTAATTTATAAAATAATAGATTATAGCATTTCCAACTATCCATTCCCGAGCATGAGGCTGCCTTCCCCTATCTCCGATATCTGGATAGGTTTAGCAGCCTCTTTTATATCCTTATATATTTGCTCGAGCTTCATTCTTTAGTCGTAGTTACCTTCATAGAAGTTGGCTGCTTGGGCGAGTAAATCTTCTATTTCGTTTTGGTCTAATTCTCCACCTTCAACAAATGCATTAACAATACCTGCTAAATCTTCTTGAAAGTTATGGTCATCAAACATATCATCTATCATTTCATCGTCATATCCCTCGTTTTTAAGAAATTCTTCGACTTCGGCTGGGTTAAGCGCAAAATCTCCACCTAAATTTATGACATAATTTTTTATGGCATAATTTTCGTTTTTACTGAGATATTCTCTGAATGAGTTTAGTTCTTTCATTTTGTATTAAATTATTCTGGCTCTTCATCGGTTTCTATTGCTTGTGCAAGTAACTCACCTTCACCATTTACGGTGTAAACATATTGGAGCCCATCACCACCATATGCTACTCTACCTCCCATTTTTTTAACAGCTCGAGCTATTTCTTTTACTGCTTTCATATCATCTTTAACCAAGTCAAAGTCATCGGTATCTGGGTCTTCTTTATAGAACTCGAAATTGCTTTTGATTTCCTTAGTTACATTCATAAGTGGAGTTCCTTGTTCTCCATTACCAAAGGGGCTTACGGTGCCAAAGGTTCCATCTTGGAGAACATCTGAAGCCCAATCCCCTGATACTATATTCATTAAAGCCTGAAGTTGTGAGTCATTAGCTTCTGTTATTTTTTTCTCTGCGAGAAATTGTCTGAATCTTTTTAGTTCTTCCATTTTATTTTTGTTTTTTAATTTTGTGATAAATATCTAAAAGTTTCATGAGGATGCCAATTGTTGTCCTCCCATTTGTCTTGAGTTTCTTCTTCGGGGTCCATAATTTTTATTCATTGTAAGGTTCATTAATTACAACTGTCAATGATACATACAAAATGATAATAAAATAAGATGGGATATTTGTATATATTTGTCGATGGGGTATAGGTATTTGCGCTCTCACTCCCCATCTAACCTACTATATACGTCATACGCGCGTATATGGACATCAACGCGTGTGGGGCCCTATGGTGGTACGTACGGCGTACGGCGGCATATATCAGGTATGTAACGGGGGGGAGGTTCCCCAACCCCCACCCCCATCCCATCATCCAATCAAAAATCTTTATTTTGAAAGCAAATCATTTTCATGAATTTGCAGGAGCTTCATACAACCAATTCACAGAATTCTTGTTATTCAAATTGAAGAAAAACCGGTTCATGTTTCCGCCACGACGGTTCTTACTAAACTCAAGGTAACGCTCACCCTCACTCGTAAACTTCAAGTGACCCATTGCAGTCGTCATGTGCTTAATACGGTTTGAACCTGCAAACGTTCCACTCTTGGTAACTTGCTGGATCAACAATGTTGCCGTATTAATTCCCTTCATATTTTCACCCATATTTTGTTCTTCAAGAATGGTCAACAATTTGGTTGTTGCACCCTTGTAAGTACCACCGTAATAATCTTGAATCGCGACTGCAATCTCAGCAATACTGTCAATCAAAATACAATCATAACCTTCATTGAACGCTGAACGCAACACTTCAATCGGATCTTCATCAGCGTAATCACCCATAAACAAAATCGGCAAATCACCAAATTTGGGGAAACGCTTAACGTAACCAACCATATCAATTTGGTTCATCTCACCACTCACAAACAAAACACGCTTACCGGATTGGTTCAAATCACCAATGATGTCAAGCAAAACGGTAGTCTTACCAATACCAGGATCACCAGTAATGACGGTGTTAGTTCCAGGCATGATTCCACGATCACCACTAAAAAATTCATCAATCTTCTTTCCGGTACGGAGCGGTTCGAACAAATTCTTCTCGAACTTCAAATCGCTCATTTTGGTGATCTTAACTTGCAACATTTTGATTGGGTTTTTGGGATTTTGTTTTTGTTTCTTTCTCAACCTTACCCCGTAAAGATACGAACGAGGTTCGGTCTTTCCACCCTTTCGGATGACTGAATTATGACCGATTTTTAATTCTCTATGTCTTCCACGTCTATTGCTTCTATCATCTTTACTAATGTATCTCGTAATTCCTTAAGACTCCTTCCTAAGAGAAGGGGTTCGCCCTTCACAATAAATTCCCCCTTATCATCAAAGCATAAGTACTCAAGCGAATAGTACGGAGGGCTGGTTGCCTCTTTAACAACCCTATACTCAATTTTCCTGGCCATCTTGTCTTTGTTTTGTTTTGTTTCTACTTCCTTAACCTTACCCCGTAAATATACGAACGAAATTTCAGTAAACCACATTTTTGCATGACGAAATTATGAACCCATGCGTTTTCATGCGGTTCTTCGCGAGGATATATCCGTCGAACGGGAGAGGGTGGGGGAGAGGGGGGAATTTCTTTGATCCATGTCCTCTCACCCACCCCATCTAACACCCGTTTTTCACATACCATACACCATACAAAACCAAGTTAACCCTTAATTAACCTTTATTACACCCTTTATTTTAGTTGTTCACACATTCACATCCCATTATCACCCAATTACCCTCAAATCATTTAAATCACCCAAATCATTCAAACCGACGAGTAATATCTCCACTCAAATCCATCTCCACAAAATCCCTAATATCACCAGCCACACCATATGAATTTTGAGCATAACCACTTACCGCCCCCACATATTTTTTCAATTCGGGATCCCAATATAGAAACACCTCAGACGGGATCCACGTTGCTTGATTCTTCACAACAAAAATTTTAGTAAACAAACACGCCACCTGGATCGCACTATCAAACGACTGCTGCCACGTCTCAAATCCCTTACCTTCCGTCTTCAGTTGTTCGTTTCTGTTGCGGGCTGCTTGTTCAACGGTAAAATCTGCTCCCGTTTGGTTCACAATTACCTCTACAACCACTTCTCGCTTCATGCCATCTTTAGTTTTAACGTTAACCCGATAAAGGTCTTGGGCATTTGATGCTACAAACGATAGCAGCATTACCAAAGCAAAAAATGTTTTTTTCATATTAAGAAAGTAGATTTAGTTAATTACCAAGGGGTAGTATTAGTAATGCAGAATTGGTCTCCAACATAGCTATCCCACCAAATGTCTTCATCAACACAAAATACCTTTTTGTTTCCCGAGCACGAATTTCGGATTTCAAGCCAATAACAATCCCCATCAATCCCATCATTCGCAATCGTTCCACATGTACTTGTACACTCTTTTTCACAACCCATAAGGGTCAAGACGGAAGCCAAACCGGCAATCCACAATGTTTTTTTCATAACTATTTTTTATTAATTATTTTATTTCTTTATCCAATTTAATAACCTTTTCAACCATATTCAATCTGCTCTGGATCCACCCACTATAAAACACCATCCAGTCCCATCCTTTTTCTTTGCCACCTAGGTCATTAAATTCTTCTCTTGCCCTCCCAATTAGTTCTTCTCCACTTGTGAGAATTATTCTACGAAGCTCATAATAACGCTCACCCCATTCAGAATCCGTAATCATCGTTTTGTTTAGTTAATGGTTTATCTTCATTAATGCAATTGCATTCTTTATTTTTCACTACAGCATAATCAAGCTCTTCACACCACACATAAGTGGGATCATAAAGGTGTTGAAGAAGGTTCATAGCAGAAGTAGAAACAGCATCACTAGGATGAAACTCAGCTAGTAAAACTAACCATTCTTCATGACTTTCTAATGGGGCTTTCATTTTTGATATTAATATTGTTCCAATTTAAGAACTTTTTCTACATCCTCCCAATTCTCCCCATTATCTTTACTTACCATTATATTAACCCGAGTTCCAATATGATCTTCAACTACCATATAAAGATAATCTTCACCCGACTGACCAAAAGATGATTCAGGATAAATGTACACGTTCCCTGGTTGGGTTTTTAGTCGAGATATAACACTGGCCACCAAACATTCCATACCATTAAACAACTCCCCTACTACCATAGTACTAGGTAAACCATTAACCATTTTTGAGGAGGTAAGTTCAAGTAATTTAGCCCCTAAATATTGAGGGTACCCATCATAATGATGATAAACATTAGCTAGAAAGTTATCATCTTTATCTATAAACTTAATTGAAGCTCTAGTAGACATTTTTTATTTTTTGATTTATAACCTAAATATACAAATAAATTTTTAAAAATCCAAATTTTAGAACGATAAAATTATGACTAAAGAATCCAATCTACTTTACTTTTAGGGATTAATTTATTCTCAATTCGTACGTAATCTACTAGTTTTTCACGTGAAAGCATACCTTTTTCTCCATTAGGAGCTTCAACTAACACTTCCATAGCTTCCTCAGCTAATATAAATAATTCCCATCTTGGATCTATAAGCATCAATAATTTAGTTTTAGCGGTTTATTATTTCCATATAGTTTGGATAACAACGATTGCAATTGCAAGCGCCAACGTCAATGCTGTTTTAAATGTAATGCCTTGATTAAAATGTATAACAGTTAAAACCGAAAACACTAACATTCCAATAGCAAAACCAATTAAACGTTGTGGCCATATCTCCCCCTCAAATGCTTTAACCAAATGGTACGACCCATAAATATAAATGTAGCTAATAGGAACACCCAAAAGGGAAATAACAAACGGGTGTTCCTTTACCCATTGGCTCAGGAACTGCCCGTTTGTTTGATACCAAACTGCTATTTGGCCTATTAAAAATAGAGCAACACCATATAGTAGATTACTGGGGTTGATCATTTAATCAATAATCCTCCCCATTTCGTTCACCCCCTTCATACCAAGTGGGGTGAAAATAATCTTCATCATCATCATAATAATTTTCTTCATCATCCATAAAGAATGGGATTTCTCCTTCTTCTGGTTGGGTTACATCAAAGAAGCTACTTTCAGTAAATACTTCTTCATCAATAAATTTTACCATATCTTCCAATATATCTTGGTCAAGATACTTAACAATTTGCTCCAACAACTCGGTAGCACCTACTTCCTCGTTCATGGCAGCCAAAATACGAGACAACTCAGATTTTGAATAAAGCATTATAATTATTTTTTAAAAGTTCGATTTAAGGATTTCTTTTTTCTCAAGAAGATATTCAATAATACGATTTTGTTCATCATACAACTCTTCCAACTCACTCATTTGGTCTACAATCTGTTGTCTCCGAGACCTATGATCTTGAAGTTGTTGTTCAAGTTCTTTAAGAAGGGGTTGATTTAGTTTGTCAATCATAAGTTCAATCCTTCTCAAACTAGCCGTAATTTCATCATGGATACGTTGAGTTTCTGTATTAACCATTTTATTGTGATTTTTATTTAAATATAATATAAAAAGAGGAGGTTGGGAAATTAGCTAAAAAAGAATTTTTTATCAAATAGTTACAATGGCATAATCAACCATTTCTTCAGCAGCATCGATATTAATGAGGATAGCCCCTGTGTTTGAGATATGAGTACCTGCTTGGTATCCAAAATTATCTTTGGGGTTTTTAAAAACTACAAATTCATTTAGGTACCATGTAATTTCTCCATGGTAAAAATAAGGTTCTCCTTCTTGATCAGTTGAGATGTGGGATTGCCCTTCAAATACGATTTTCATTTTGAAACTAAATCAATTAAACATAACCATAAATTCTAGCAAGTCATTTCTGGCTGCTTGGTAGTTGTTAATACCATATTCCTTCACTATAAGATGAAGATGGTGTTCATCATCAAAATTAGCAGCAACGTGCTCTTCTATAGAGGAACTAAGATATTTTTTAATAAGAATTGAAGTAAGTAGGAGTTCCGCAAATGAGCATTCTGTTTCAATAAGTTTAGATGCAAACTCATTAATTAATGTAGGGGTTGCTGAGAATGTCATTTGTGGAGTACTATGTTCGGGTTATAAATACAGTGATCTACTTTACAGCTTTACAAAAAGCTATAAGCAAAACTTTCCTTATAATCCATATTATCAATCATGGATTGCATTTTTTCTGCTGTAATGGTGTTATAAAATTCTTCACCATTAGCTACTATTTGATAACGAACATCGCTCCAAGTGTCATCACTACCACACCTTACTATTCCTGAGAATCGGGCATTGAGTTCATCTACTTTAGAGTCAACAAATTCCTTAAGAATACTAATGTCAAGTTTACTTAAGCCTGATTCGGTTTCAAGCCATTCATGGCATCCATCATAACCACGTTCATTGTAGTTCATGGCTTCAACAAATCCCCATTTAGTAGCGTTGAATTTCATCTTTTTTAACTTATAACTTAAATATATGAATCTTTTTTATGAGATCTCATAAATGTCTATACTAATACCTAAAAATGCTCCAACAACCATTTCTTCACAACCCCCAAATATTGAGTATTTACTAATTAAATTTAAGATATCATAAAAACATTCACAATTATTAACATCAGTGACAAGTTGTTTGTGCTCTGACACGGTTCTTGATATGAGACCAGATATAAAACCAATATCTTCCATTTCAGTTTTAATGTCCATATTTTTGAGATGGAGGATATGATCATGAGTTATATCACTATACATGCCATTAACCATATCCAATACCCTTGTTTTTCCTTCTTGGAAATCCACTTTAGTAACTTTCATCTTTTTTAGAATCTTTTAATTATCGGTTAAGAAATGAAACAATTGCAACTCCCAAAGCCAAAATCAACACCCAAACTAAAACCGGGATCCACAGTGGTGAAGTAACCCACCACCAAGACCAATCAATGGTTTTGGTCAATTTAAGGACCAAAAATACCACAAACAAAATAACTTCAAGATTCATGTTAAACACTGTAATTTCGGTGGGTTCCGTTTTCATATTTCTCAATCTTACCCCGTAAAGATACGAAAAAAGGTGGCAAAAGCCACCCTTTTACATGACGCTAATATGACGATCTTTATAAAATAGTTTTTATAACTATTCTGTTACCATCTTCAAGAATTATTTCTACTAAATAAATTCCGTGTTTTTCTACTAATTCACTTAAGTTTATCTTTCTACCTATAATATCATAATAACTTATTTCTAAAATAGGTCTTGGTTCTTGAGCTAATAAAGCAGCTAATACTTTATAAGGTATTGTTTGTTTTGGTTTTGAAGGTGACTGTGGTAGAGTAACATTATCTCCTTCTAACATTCCTATACCATCTCCACAAATTTCTCCCCAATTAGCTAATATCCAATTTAAATCAGTTACACCTACTACATAATCTAAAGAAACATCACCTTGTGAAGGACCACATCCTATACAACCATAGTTAGATAATATTACTAACAAATCATTTGTACCTATATTCCCATCCCCATTAAAATCACCAGGGCAAAATGGAATAGTAGTTTCATCATTATATAGTTCGTATCTTTGATATTCAAGCATAGCATGCATTCTATCTATTTGGCCGGGAGTAAACTCATCTCTACAAAATTGACCCCCATAGTCCATATGATTGCGAGCATTAAAAGGTACCCCTCCATCATAATTGGATATAGGACAATAATATCCTGTAGTGCCAGGACAACCAGCACTAGGTTTAGTAGGAGGAGTATCGCAAACATAATCTCCTTCATACTCACAAGGGATGTCTGGGTTTTGTCCTCCACATGAGCCTGGGTTATTATTAAATGTGTGGAATAAACCACAATAATGACCTGCTTCATGAGTAAGTACTTCATTTTCATTATGGCTAGGGCTTAAATGAGGCCACTCTCCTACACCAAATGTTCTTGTTAGTACCCAAACCCCATCATCTGCATTATCAGGACCATAACCAACATAAGCATACCCTAATATTGTAGAACACATTTTAGGTATAACATAAACATTACAATATTCACCTATGTCCCAAGCTAAATCATTAGCTAGCATAGTAGCTTGAGTTTGATAACTTGGAAAACAAATACTTCCATTTACATAAGCATCATGCCAACTGTAAACAGATAAATCAGTATAGTCATATCCTACTAATTCAAATGATATATTTGTTCCTTCAAAATCAACATTTAGTTGGTCTATAGCGGGTTGGATCGCCTCAACAGGAACATAAGTATTTTCTATAGCATCAGTATAAACTATGTGAACTACTACAGGTATTACTTTAGGAGTATTACTGCGATTACTTTTATTTTTTAGAAACCCCATAGGCAATACATTTTTTGTATCACCCAGCATAGCACAGCTCATAGGTTCTTGAGCAACTGATAAAGATATTAGGGAGAAAAAACCTAATAATAAAGCTAATTTTTTCATAATAATTGAAGTTGTGAACTACTCATAAATATAAATTACTTTGAATAAGAAGTTCCCATATAAGAAAGTAATGTTTGAAGATCGGATACACCTACTACTTTATTGAAATCAAAATCACATAAATAGCAATCTTTAGATTCAATAGGTTGATTTATACAAGATAAAAGTAACAGCATATCTGAAGAGCCTATGCTATAATTTTTATCTAAGTCAACTTGCTGTTGGGGAGATATAATTTGATAAACATTAGATCTCTGTTGGGTGATATGTTGGTGCATTCTTTCAATTTGACCTGGGGTGAAACTATGCCTACAATTATCCGCTAAATAATCCATAAAGTTATCGTATGTGTAATTCTCCCAAGGTTTACCAGGTGTCCAATCATTAGGGCATCTAGGATTACAATGATTAGCCATAACTGAAGATCTTATAGGAGGGGTGTCACATACTAAATCCCCTGTAGTAGCACAATCTAAAGGTAAGGCATCAGGCTCACACCCAGTACTACCTTGAAAAGTATGGAATAGTCCTAAGTAATGTCCTATTTCGTGAACTACAACTTTATTTGAGGTACCGTGTCTAGCCAAGTAAGGAAGATTAAGTCCAAAAACATCTGTTCTAATCCAAACACCATCTGCTGGTTTTAGCCCTTGCCCTATGACAGGAGCATAGGGAGTGGTGAAAGAAAGTCCTCTAAGATTGGGGTCACTAAACTTAGGACAAATATAAACATTTAAATTATAGTTAGGATCTAGGTAAGTACTATTAGCTAGATCATGCATTCTTCCATGATTTTTATTAGGTAAATTAGTACTACCATTTAAAAAATCGTTATGCCAAGAAAATTCAGCTAAATTTTTATATTTAATATCAACTAAACGAAATCTAAATTTAGTTCCTATAAAATTTCTATTTATATCATAGAAAGCTTCAACTACTTTTTCTTGAGGAACATATGAGTTAGGTATTGAATCCGAATAAAATATATGAAAAACTATAGGTATTTCTTTTAGTTGGATTGGGGTAGATGTTTTAGCCATAGTAAGGCTTCTGACTTGCCTACTAGCTTTGTTATACTCAGCTCTTGAAGTAGTGGTACCACATTCTTCTTGAGCTGATAAAAAAATTGGAAATAAACCTAATAATAAGAACAGTAATACTTTTTTCATTTTGTAGAGGGTTAATCGTAATAAGCTAATAGTATAAGTAAATCACTAATGTTTATAACATTATCCTGATTTAAATCCCACTTAGCATGTTTAGTTTGATATTGATAAGGAATTGGGGTTGGGGGTAAAGGAGTAACATCCCAATAGTTGGGGCAATCTTGGCATTCACAAGCTAATGAATCAGGCACAAAGAGATATTCTATATAAGACCATTGCTCCTTCTCATATTCAGCTTCAGTAACTGGGTCTATAACTTTAAGGGTTACTTCCATTAGTCCTTCACACTCAAGTTGGGAAGATATTTCAACCAAAGGAAGATTATACCCAGTATAAACTAAATTGTTAGCTATATACCATTCATAAATTCTATTTTCGTCTTCAGGAGTAGTTAAATTCCAAAATTTAGCCCCGGTATGTCCTGAACCTATATCTTGATAGTAATTAACAAAATTTGGGCTAATTTCAGGTACTACAGTACCATAGACAGCTAAAAAGTCTAATAGATCAGCAGAAGTATAAACAGTATCAGGTAGCACAAAGAAAAAGTTAGGCCCCTTAGTGGAACCTAACTTATTACCTTTAGTTCTAATATATATTTCTTCAGTTATACTTGGTTCGTATTCCTGGATAAGGCTTAATTTATCATCAATAATAACTTCGTTGCCAACTGATTGTTTGGTGCAAGAAATTATAACTAAACAGATTACTAATAAATAAAACGTTTTCATGCCCATAAATATGGGCAAAAATCTGTTTAAGTTTTATTAGTTAGATTTCATTTCTTTAATATGCTTACACTCTCCATCCTTAGCTCTCCACCTTCCCTGGCAGTTACACCAGAATTTCTGTTCTCCTGTAACAAGAGTAGTTTTGATTGTTTTGTAAACAATAGTAGGATCACTTTTAGAACGAAACTCTTTAGTTTCTTTTACTTCCTTTTTAACTTCAGGTTTTTCCCACATAACATCACTCAACTGAGTAGCAGGATGAACTTCAGTCCAAGTAGGTACAATGTACTTCTTACCTGAAGAGGAAATAACAAGTGAAGGAGGGAAGTGGTGATTATGATAATAAACCATTCTCTGTATTGAGACTGATTTAGTTTTCCCATCAGGGATGTAAGTAAATTGAGTTGAATCCTGAATCACTTCTTCAAACTCTCCGTCTTTCCAAACCTTAAAAATAGCCATGCCTTAAATCTTTGCCACAAAGATAATAACCCTTTTTTGGATTTCCCAGATTTTACCATGACGGGAAGAGTACTAAAAGACTTTCCCTCTTTTTTCATTTGAAGTTCAAGCGCCCATAAAGCACACATAGTTTGGAAAGTGGGGAAACTATAAGCAGCTATGGAAGCCAAGTCTTTTTCGGACATGGTTTCCATAGCTTCACTCATAGTCATTGGCTCAAAATCCTCCATCATAAAAATCCATCAAATCCTCATCTTCAGGAGTTGCAAATTGAACGGGTTTTGTTTTGGACTTTTTCTTGCGCTCCTTATAAGAGGGATACTCGTTTTCCATAAACTTATCCCACTCTTTAAGAGCTTGATGACGTTGTTGGTTACTGTTCTTGCTCATTTTCCTTGACCTCTGTAAAGTTTTTTATAGTTTTTTGAATTTTTGTTTTTACTACTTTTTGTTTTAGCGTGAACACCAGGTCTACTGACCTTTATTTCTTTTTTTTCTTCAAACGCACTTATTTTTTTCATTTTTTAGATTCTAAATAATTTATGGCCTCAACTATTTTTTGACAACCTTCATATGCTTCTTCATTTTCATAATGAATAAGATTTTTCTTTAAAGCATCAATAAATTCTTCTTTTTTAATAGATAGGGTATAAGAAACCCCTTCGTTATCTACTTCTACCTCAAATACAGGTACTTCTTTTTTCTTAGTTTCTAAATTACTTAAGATAGCCTCAACAATAGTTTGAGAAATAGTGTAACGATTAGTTTCTGCCATTTTGAGAAACTCACTGTAATCGTGTACTTTTATGTGCCTGACATAAACCACTTTAAAAAAGATCTAAAAATTTATCGTTTATGTTTTTTGATTTAAATTTACGTAATTTTTCATCATTTTCCAAGCTTTTGGTAGCAAGTTTTTCAAGATGTTTACGCTTTTGCCCATCATAATCGTCTAATAATTTTTGATGCTTAGGCTTTTTCATATTTAAAATATTTTACTACAAAGTCACTATAGTTTTCTTTGTTAGGCGGATTTGATTGAAGGTGGTTATTTATAACTACGTTCATTTTTTTATCTGCAAAATATTTTAAGGTTTGAGAGTCTGTTATTTTTCTAACTACTACCCCATCATGTTTAATTTCAATAATATCTTTAGTCCAAAGACAACTATATTTGATAAAATTAGAAGCAGGGTTTTTAGTGGTAGAAGGAGCGGTTTTAGCTCCCAAATTATACACTTTATCTCCTACTTTATGAGTCCAAATATTAGTTGGAACATTCCAAATACTAACTCCACTAGTTGTAAATTGTGGTTTAAAATACCCTTGTCTATTATCAGTATAACCTTCTAAAATATCAATTTCAGGAGGCCAAGGACCTGACCACATCCAAAAAGCAGGCCACAATTTTTTACCTGTAGGGAGTTTGGCTTCAATTTCAAAAAACCCATAACCAAAATCTTCTACACTTGAGATTAATCCTACTCCATAATTAGAAGTAACAATTTTCCCATCTAAGTCAAATGTTTTAGAGTTTTTATGAGTCTCTAAGTGGAGATACCCCCAGTTGTCTAATTTTACACAACTAGAATCATACCAACACCAGGACTTATCTTTATGAATTTGTCCCCATCTTTCTTGGGTTATCCACTTATACTTAGACCATTCTATTTGATTCATAATCTTGAAATTAAATCTAATTCATCTTCATCTTCACCCAACCCAAGTTCTTTTAGACGCTGTAAATGATAGTCATCAACTTCCCAATCAACCCTACTTTCATTTATAGTTTTATATTCTTCCATTCCCTGGATTTGTCTGTCACTAAATATGTTTCCGACTTGTAAAAAGTAACAATTATAACAAAGAAGCTGTACGTTATCTAATTTATAATTCTTTTTTAGGCCATCTTTAAAGTGCATTAGCAAAGGAACTCTATAATCTAATACCCTTCGTTCTTTAAAACCGCAGCTACTGCAAGATTCTTCAAGATACCCATCCGATATTAGTTTATCTTTAATTTTAGCAGCATCAAAATGAGAAGCATCAACCCTCCCTTCAACTATATCTAATACTGATGGTGTTTTAGTTCCGTTGCTTAAAAACTTAGGAATTCCCTTACCAGACTGATTTAAGTGTTGATCAAAGAGTGTTTTATACCCTTCTTCAGTAGCTTCATAATTTTTAGCCCACTTTTTATAATGAATATAAGATACTCCCAAATAACGAGCTGCGGCACGGTTTGATTTAGTCTTGTTTATAGCCGCGAGAATCTGTTGTTTACTTAATGGCTTCGCTTGAGGCATGATTATGGTCTCATCATTTCTTCAGCCCAATATATTAAAAAATCCCAAAGATCATCTACATCATTAAAGATGTGTTCTTTTTCATTAGGATCTATAAAGGGGGCTACAACGTCTTTATTTATTTTTCGGGCATAGACATAAAAAGTAATAGCTTTAGCGGCAGTTTCATCAAAACAAAAGCTAATAAATCCTTCTACTAAATTAAAAAATTTGTCGTCATAAGTAGCAAAATCTATTTGATATTCATTTCCTAACTTACTCTGCCTCGCCCAAACTTCTTCATACAAATTCATAAGTTTAATAAAGTCTTTTTTCAACCTATCCTCATCAGTACTTGAATCAGGGCGCATTGTAATATTTGAGCCCAGAATACGTTCAAGTGCTTCTTTTATCTCCTCTTTTGACAAGTGATCCATCAACTTTTTCTTTTAATTTAACTAATTCGACGCATTTCTTATAATCTTCTTGAATTTCATAAAATTTAATAGCATTATCTATTACTCTATGGAAGTTGCGTTCTTCCAATACTACAGAACATTCTATATTAGGGATGTAGCATACCCTCCCTGATTTGCGATTTTTATCTAATGAGTGCTCTATAGTATCAATAGCTTCGTCAATTAGGAGTTTATTAAATTCCTCACTTTCTACTAACTCATCTAATTCGGCCGGCTCATCGTATATTATCTCAATAGAGAGTATATCTCTTTCTTTTTTCTTTTTCATAATTTAAAAAGGCTAGAGGTTAGTAGTTCGGCTATCACTTATAAATATTTAGAAGTCTAGCATTTTTGAGTTATTTTCGGGGTTATGCTTAGCCCACTCCCCCCATTTGTATTTAAAATATTCGTGGCAAGCCGATTCTTTTTGTTGTTTAGAGAGTTTTTCCTCAGGTGTAGATTCTGTTCCTACTGAAACAAAATGATAGAAATGACATTCATAAGTTCTTAGCATTTGAAGACCTGCAATTTCACACTTAAGAAAGAAATCCCAATCCGCTACCCAAGCTCCGGGGTATGATTCATCCCACCCACCAACTTTCATAAAATCCCACTTATTCATAAAAATGGGTAGGGTATTTCCTGTAGGTTCTACTCTATTTTCTTCAATGATGCTTTCTTCATATTGGCAAAATCCTTCTAAATCAAATGTTTTAGGATCCCTTCCTAAATCCTTAATATGGAATTGCTTAAACATACTGGGGGTAGGCTCAATTTGATTAGGGGATAACACCGAGCTAGGAGAATAGTTAGCCACTAAAGCCACATCCCATTGATCTGGGAAGACATTGTCATCATTAACAATTAAAATTTTATTTGACCTGGCGTTATAAACTCCTAGGTTGGTAGCTCTACACAAGCCTTGGTTGGTTTCCAAGTTAAGAACTTCAATATCATCTTTGTATTTTTCAAGTACATGACGATTTAGCTCATAAAAGCCATCTACTACAACAATTATCTGGTTTTGTTCAGTTTGTCCTTTAATAGCAGATTCTAGGCACAAATCCAGAGCTTCGGGCTCTTTGTAGGTAGGGATAATTACAGAAATCATATTTTAGACCAATTTATTGTGGGTGACATTAATCCTTCCATACAATGCGTTGATAAGCCAGGTATGGGTGTAAGAACAAATCGATTTTTAGTTTGGTTTAAATGTAAAAACTTATTATGATCTCCTTTTATTGTAGTATGATCTATAAAGTCTTCTTCAAAGATATTTTTAGAAATAATAAAACTCCCACAAGTACTCGGCGTAGTTCTCCAATGGTGAGTTTCAGATGTAAATATTTTTGATACTAAATCTTCATACATTGATAAAAAATATTTGTCATTGTGATCGTATAAACTTACATAATTTAAATTATTATATGTAGAGAATAAATCTACTACTTTATCAACCCACCCATCCACGTGTAAGTAGTCATTCTCTAAGAAATATATTAAATCTTTATCACTTATCCTAGTTTGTTTAGCAATTTCCCAGGTTTTCCAAAATGAAATTTGATCACTTTTAGCATCTACACTATGTAATATGTATTTATCTTTATATTTTTTTATAAAATTACTTTCAACGTTTCAATCCAATACTAAATAAAGGTTAACATTTTTTCCTTCTATAGTATTAAGGAGATTTATAAAGCATTTTTCAAAATTGAACCATTGAGGACGATTTTTATAATCCGAACCTTCTATATTATAATGTCTATAAAAAATATGAATCTTCATTAATTAATTTTTTTAACAGGACACCCAACATATTTGCCTGGCTCCTCTATGTTTTTGGTTACGCTTGAACTAAGACCTATAGTGGTCAAACTAGGAATTGATAATTTTTCTCTAATAGATGAATTGGTTCCCATATAAACACAATCACGAATTGTTACATTACCTGAGACTATAGCTCCAGGCATAGCACTAAAGTAGTCTCCTATATTACAATCATGCCCTATATGGTTTCCACGGTTTAAGATAGAGTGTTTGCCTATTTTAATATTAGTAGTTAAAATACTATAAGCTCCAATAAAACTACCCTCTCCTATTTTTATATTTTTATCTAAAACTAAAGCTGTAGGATGGATAAAAGTAAAATAAATTGTCTCTTTAGGAAGTTTTTGAACTATGTCAAATCTAGATTTACTATCACCTATAGCCACCATCATTTTATATTTTTTAGGATCAAATTCAGACAAAGGTTTAGCTATAGAATTTGAATATTGATCATCTACAAAGAATGTGATGTCTTGACCTATTTGGGCTGCTACTTCTCGAGCATGACCCCCATAACCATATAATGCTAATTTCATTCCATATTAGCTTTAGTATATATTTTAAACCTAGATAAGTCAGGATAAGGAAGTTCTAAATCTTCATTATGTTTTTTGGTCCCATCTATATTATAAAACTGATTCATAAGAAGAGAGCCACGCGCCGCAAGTTCAGGCATCATATAAAAATTCCAACCTAACATATCAAGATTATCATCATGATATGAACATTCTCTTCTCCCACTATAACGGGCTCTTTTAAACCATAAATAAGCTTCAAGATCATCAGTTAAAATTGCACCCCCCTTGCTTAACTTAAAATGTTTATATGGGCCCGTAAATGAAATACAAATATGTTGCCCTTTTTTATACATATCTGCTGTAAAACTTAGAGCGGAGTCCCAGACATTACTTCCCTTTAGTTGGTACATTCCTTTGATTGTCCTACCTTCAACTGGTTCGAATTTAACTTTTAACCCGGCATGAATGATTTCACAAGGTACAGAAGGATATGTTCTACAAGGAATACTTATTTCTTCTTTAGTACTATTCTTAATATAATTTTCATAATACAAAGCTAAAAATAAAGCATTTGACATGTTATCTAAAGTTACAACATAGGGTGCCCCCGTGTAGTCTGAAAGTTGTTTTTCGAATTCTTCGGTTATTCGGTATACTCCATTAGCCATTATATATCAAATTAAAATGTTTAAATACTTTATCCAAAGCAATTTTAGCATTAGAAAAGTTATTTTGTTCTGATTGAATCATTTCTTCTATCATTTTTTCACGAGTATCTAATGCAAATTGAATGTTTTCTACTCCATATGCTACTCCCCACCTTGGGGTTTCATTAAATTTAGCAGTTTCATGAGGAACTACTATACTTTCACACCCACATAACGAAGCTAGTTCACTTAAATAACTTTCTGTGTCGTAACAATAAAACCTTTTGCTTTTATTAAAAAGCTGTATTAGTTCTTCATCAGGTATAGAGTAGGGGATTTCTATAGCATCTTCGGGGTGAACAAAAATAAGAGAGTCTTTTAGATGGTGTTTTTTTCTAAGAGTAAAACAAGCTTCTATATCCCTTTCTATATTATAATTTTTAAACTTTTCTATTTTTGTTTCTCTTACATAAAGCATATTTTTTTCCCTAAACCCATCATACCATATGTCATCATAATATAACCAATAGTCTTTTTCTCCCCAACTTGCCATATAATTTTGATCGGTAGGAATATGATAACTATTTAAAATCCATCTAACTACTTTATTAATCCCCCAAGGATTCCCCTCCTGTATCTCAGGGTATATTATAATATCTTCGTCAGGGATAATTTCGGTTGTTAATTTAGTATTGTATTCAGGGTTTAAAGCAATTTGATACAACCCCCCTGCTAATTTTTGGGTAGGAATAAGGCTAGAATTATAGCCTAATTCATTAAGAATATGACATAATTTATGTAAAACTACTACCCCTCCTATAGAAGGGTTATATGGGGGGGACGCTATTATTATTTGGTTCATCTAGGAAATAATTGATTTAATCGAGTTTTGGTATACTCTTCTACCTTACTTTTAAAATTTTCTTTTTGATCAGGAATAGAATTGAGGGTAATAAAGTCTTTATAATAGTTACTAAATCCTTTACTGAATAGATTTCCTATGGGATATTCAAATATAGTTTTACCTTCTAAAACATATTGCTGGAAATCTCCTTTTCGGTTTTTAAACTCTTGACTAACTACTAAAGAATACCAATCCCAAGACCCATATCCCTCCCACTCTTCCCAAACAGGGACAAGATTTTCATAAAAGTTTTTGTTATAAAGATCAAACCACCCAGCATATTTACTTCTATCAATAGGTTTTAAATTTGGTGGTAGAGCATTATAAGTGTCATTAAAAATGATATCAAATGTATCTACCTCATACCATTTTTCATATGGGATATGCTGATAAAGAGGGTTAACTAAAATATCCCAGCTTGGGTCCCATAATTTAGATGTTTGTGGGGTAATAACAAAATATTCATTAGGAATTTGTTTAGCCCCTTCTATCATTTGACTAAGAAGATGTTCATGAAAATACATGTCTGGGCAGATAGCCACATAGGCATCTATCTCTGAAGATGGGCATTCTTTTTGTAGGTTTAAGTGCCCATACAACTTATCTTCTTCATATATTCTTTTAATATGAGTATAATCACTTAATAAATTAGATATTTGATCATATTTTTTAATAAAAAACTCCTTAGGCAATTGACTTTTATTCCAATCTATTAAATAAGAAGATAAATTTAAAACAGTTTCTATAGTAATAT